TCCGTTCAGGACATACGCCGCTCGTATCCTCTGCGACGCAGGAAAACCATCTGTCCGGCCTGCCTGCCCTGTATTCCTCAAGCGCCTCGCTCCATTCCGAGTGGATCAGCGCATAGATCTCCGCCGTCTCCCGCTCTTCGTCCCACCAGCCGTGCGCCTTCGCGTTCTCGTGGATCTCGCGGGCCACCTCGCCCAGCGTCATTTCCCTGTGCATCGTCATGCTCCCTTCTTCTCCTCACCACGCGCTTTGCATCCGCGCCCGTGCGGCGTCAGTCCCTTTTCCCTCGCGATCCTGCATACACTCGTCTCGCTGACCCTGTGCTTGCAGGAGATGTCAAACACCATCATGCCAGCCGCATAATCCGCCGCCACTTGTTCCCGGACCACATCACTGATCACTCTCTGTCTCTTCATCTTCTCCTCACTCCATCGCTGCAGAAATCATCAGTCCACACCACGCTCTGGCCTTTATTCGGGTCGCCGCGTCCCAGCGCGCACGCCATGACCCCGTCCGCGAAATATGGTTTTCTGCCCTCAGGCAATGCCCTTGCGTGTGCGCAGTCCTTGCACCGCACAACCTCCACAGCGTCCACAGGTGGTGCTTTCATAATGCATCCCAGTAATTGAGTTGCCCTTGCACTACCATTTGATTCAGGGTTCTCGTATATGGCGTTGTATAATGCCGCCCGGCTTATCAAGTCTCCGTTCATTTTCCCATCCTTTCCGGGTAATCGTCCCACGATTTCAAATACTTCATATGGGCAAGTTCCTTCTGCGTCGCTTCCAGCTTTTCAGCCATCCTATAAATTGGGCATTTCGTGCATTCTCCGTAAAAATGCTCCTCGCCGCAATAGGCTTCGCAGATTTCGCACGACTGTTTAAAAAGCGGATTGTCTGTAAAAGGCGTTTTTACTTTTCCCATCCCGCCGCGCTCCTTTCATCATCGGTCGGCCTGCGCTCCCAGCAGCGCCAAGTTTTGCCGTAATAGTCCTCAAGCAAAAGCCGGGGCTTTGCGCTTCCAAGCATTTGCACATCCCAACCGTTTTTCGCGGACATCGACATATAGAAATCGCCGATGTAAAGCGCACCGTTCTTATGCTCTACCCACAGCGGATCGTCCTCTATCCAAATCTCCTCCAGCGTTATCGGCTTGAGCGTCGGCTTTCCGACCCACGCATACAGATTATTGCGAAGCTGTTCGTCGTCTGTCGCCGCGGCATAAGCCTGCAAAGCCTTTGCCGCAGCGGGGTCTTTGTCAGGCTTGAGAACAAAGCACCGATCATTCACCGGCGTTCCGTCCATCTTCGTGATTATGTATTTTGCATACAGCCCTACATCTCCCATTCCGCCGCGCTCCTTTCCTCGTCGGTCGGCCTACGCGCCCAACATCGCCATGTGCGACCGTAGTTGGCATAAAGCAAATAATCCGTTTCACGCGCGTTCAAGTTCTCAAACTTCCCATAAAAGCCCGTGCTGTCTTTGTCAAGCAGATCGGGATACACTTTTTCTCCTATCCGTTCAATCCAGCATGGCATAAAGTAGTGGCGCGGAAGTTCTTGGCGCGTCATCGGCTTCAGCAGCGGCGCAGGGCGGCGGCGCAGGGCGGCGGCGCGGGCGGCTTCTTCGGCATCTTTTTCCTTGAATGCGCTTTGCACCGGGCCCCTTGCACCACATTTGCGGCAAGTAAATTCACATTCCCAAACAGAGCCTCTTTTATATAGTGCAGGCTTCATCTCCGCCCCGCACCACGGGCAAAGAACCTTGTCAAACACCATTCAGCGCCCCCTCTTTAGGATGTTTCGGCAACGGCATCCAATGCGTAACGCAATCGGTCATGTTTTCAAGGTCTTTCGTCATCCATTCGCCATCGCCATAATAAATGCACTCTACAACCTCGCACGTATCGGATGCGAAAACCAGATAGTGAGAATCGTTCTCCGGCAGTTTGTCCTTTACGCTAATCCATTCGGGCATCTGCGCTTTATTCGCATCATCTTCCTCGATCGGCTTCGGCGGCGTGTATCGGCACGTGGTGGCGGCGAACAACTTGTTCTCTGCTTCCTGTTCCGTGCGTCCATATACCTTCGGAGACAACGCACCACACTCTAGGCATTTTGCCTGTATAATCCAGTTATGGCCGCCCATGTCTGGCAGGCCTTTCTGCCACGGTATTGGGAGGAACATCTCACTCCCGCACCACGGGCAAAGGATTTTGTCAGACATGCTCACACCTCCTGCACCTTTTCCACCATTTTGCGCAGCATCCATATTCATGTCCAAACATACGGCGTACGGTCTCGCAGAGTGCATACTTCCAAATCTGCCACAACGGTTCACTCATCTTCCGCCACCTCCGCAATGATTCGATCGACAACCCTTTCAAACTCTTTTGTCCTGCCCGTGAACTTGTGCCACAGCTTCACGCCGAGCTTGATTGCGCTGACCTTTTCCATCAGTTTCCCGCACAGATGCAGCAAAGCAACGCCAAGCCCGACAAGCAGGGCAAGCATTCCCACGGTCATAACGCCATGAGCAAGTCCGATGTTAAACCCCATCAGTTCAGTAGTCATTCAGCCACTCATCCTCCATTAAGTCTGCCTTATGATTCCATTTGCGGATTGCATTTTCTATGCTTGCGATTCCAAAACTCCCGGTATCGGTTGCCACCAGATGGGCTTTGCGCAGAAACGGCTTGCACTGTATAACCGTTGCATACTTTCTGTCGCTGTAATGGATTCGGGGCATCTTACCACATTCAGGACATGGTTCTATTGTCATTTCCTGTCACCTCCACCAGCTCCGGATTGTCGTGGATGTTGCCGATGATCTCAACGGTGGTATGCGAGAGATCGTCAGGGCACAGGCTCCACATGATGTGTTTCTGCCACGACGGATATATGATCCACAATCCGTCCTTGCGTTGCTGCACCGTGCCTCGCGCACACACTCCCTCGCTCCAACACTCCACGATATCCCCTTCAAAAATCCGTTTCCCGTTCTTGTCAGTCAGTCCGGTATACTGGCCCACGGTTCTGTAATCAACGCCGACCATTCGGTTGTACACCAGTTGGCGCACGCTCATCGAGCTCGCGCCATTGAGCCACGGATATATTGCAACCTGCTCATGGTTCCCGGAATCAATCAGAGACCCATACACCCACGGTTCTTCATCCCATACGGATTTTTCTAATCGCATGCCCCTGAACAAAATCTCACGCATCGGTCAATCCTCCTGTACCTCTTCCAGCATACCTCCGATAGTCCCCGACCCGCAGGCCGTGCGCAAGAGCCACATTCGGTTCCATCAATTCAGCTGTCATTTTTTAGCCTCCATTTTCATTGATTTTGTGGACATTTGATGCTGATGTCTATGGGCGAATCCTTGATGAACTTGATGCCATTGCCTGCGGGATATATCGTTTGCTTGATCGCTTCACATGCTGCAAGATATTCCTGCTTCGGGCCGCAAACAGGCTCATGTATGCAGCAGTTGCGCTTCTCGCTGATAATCATGTATCATCACACCTCCCACGGGAATTCCTGCCGGAAGTCGTCGCCCATGATCTCACGAAGGGATTCCTTCATGAACAGCGGAACGCCAGCCTGTTCACATGCTTCTGCGATATCCATGACCCATTTCTTCTCTGGAATCACTTTGTTCTTCCTGTTGCCGGTTTCTGCGCCGACGATAGCCCAGCCGATGTTCTTGATGCAGAACTCTTCGAAAGGCCGGAGCAGAGGTTCGATACTCACGAATGCATTTACAAGCACGTCCGCATCAGTATGAAAAGCGGCCTTGTTACCGATCGGACCTTCCTGAGACCAACCGAACCACATGTTATCCGGCATTGGTCTGTTCAGCACGCTCTCGAATCTGGAGGGATTCTTCGTGAGGAACAGGTATCGGTGCTGTGGGGCCGCCTTGCATGCTTCAAATACTGCGTGAATCCACTCGTCAGGCACCCATTCGCCGAACAGGTCTGCCATGCTGCACACGAAGATCGTGCGCGGCTCCGACCATTTGGATGGCTGATCGAGACGGTAACGATGGAGAGTCGGAAGAAAAAACCACGGATACGGCGCTTTGTGCAAGCCGTTCTTGCGCATGATGTGCTTGGGCCTGTCCAGCTCATGCACCCCAATCGCAACATCAATGCCGACTGGGTTCTTTTCCTCGTCGTGGTCGAAGCCACCATACCTATTCGCGAGGGTACGAGCATAACAATACTCGCAATCGTGCAGGCAGCCCGTAACCGGGTTCCATGAACTGTCGCACCAGTCGATTTTCGTTTTGTAGCCCATCATTCACACCATCCTTCTGGTTTTTCACAGCGTTCAAATTCAATCACCCACACCCACGGGTTCGCATGATACCCATACTCTCGCAGATCGTCGCGCTTGATGGTCGTGTCCCACAGCGTGCAAAATCTTTCAAGAGGGCCGTCTGTGCCCGCCGGAAAATCAGCAAAGCCTTCGGCCATCGCATCTTCCTCGCTCATGTCCTGCAGCTTCTCCACGCGCACATCCTTGACCTGCAGGAAGATGCGGGCCGCTTCCTTGGGCATGTGAATGGGAGGATACCAGCGGTTGTTTTCTCCGGGTAGGCACTCTGCTTTAAGGTCGATATCATCAGCTTTGTAGCAGAATTGCAGGTCATCGTGGATGCCGTCATAGTGTGTACTCCACGTTTCCCGTACCCACAGGATGTCGCCGGTGTTGCAAGGAGTCCTCTTCCAGCTCCTTGCATACGCTTCTACAAGAAATGGTGGTGGGTTCTGCGGATCATATTTTTCGTGCCACAATCCCCTAAAGCACGACATTTTATATACGTCAAAGCTGTTGCAACGTATCAACCTGCGCGTCTGCGTCTTCCGCCCCTCCAGAATTGCCCTGACCATTTCCTTATTAAAAAGAATTGGTTTGATCTCCATCCTTTATGTCATCCTTCCCATGTTTCACTCTGTCGCGCTCCTCCGCGCGCTTTGCCTCGTTCCACCTGTCCAGCGTGCCAACCAGATATCCGGTAATCCGGCGGATGCGCTCAAAGCGAACATTTTTCTCGCTCCGGCCGCAGTTCGGGCAGCTGTCGCCGATGATCCCGTTGTATCCGCAGATCGGATCGCGGTCGACCGGATGGTTTATGGATCCGTAGCCGATGCCGCTCTCCTTCATCAGGCGGATGATCTTCTCAAACGCTTCCAAATTCTGCGCGGTATCTCCGTCAAGCTCCACATAGGAAATATGCCCGGCGTTGGTCAGCGCGTGATAGGGCGCCTCCAGTTTGATCTTCTTCGCCGCGGTGATCTTGTGGTACACCGGCACATGGAACGAGTTGGTGTAATACTCCCGGTCGGTCACGCCCGGGAGAACGCCGAAGCGCGCCTTGTCCATGCGCACAAACCTGCCGGACAGCCCCTCCGCCGGCGTGGCCAGCAGAGTGAAATTCAGTCCTGTTTCCTCCGCCTTCGCGTCGCACCTATCGCGCATATGACCGATGATCTCCAATCCAAATTGCTGCGCCGCATCGCTCTCTCCGTGATGCTTGCCTGTAAGCGCAACCAGCGTTTCCGCAAGCCCGATGAACCCGACCGAAAGCGAACCATGCTTCAGTACCTCGCCCACTTCGTCGTTTGCGCCCAATTTATCGCTGTCGATCCAGTTCCCCTGCCCCATCAGGAAGGGAAAATTGTAAACGCGCCGCGCGGACTGCACCTTGAGCCTTTCCAGCAGCTGGTCAAAAACCAGATCCATCGTCTCGTCCAGGTCCGCATAGAACTTGTTCAAATCGCCTCGGGCGGTAATAGCAAGCCGCGGCAGATTGATGCTCGTAAAGCTAAGGTTTCCGCGCCCGTTGGAGATCTGCCTTTCCTTGTCGTGAACGTTGCCGATCACGCGCGTCCGGCAGCCCATATAGGCGATCTCGGTCTCCGGATGTCCCGGCTTGTAATACTGCAGATTGTGCGGTGCATCCTGAAACGAGAAGTTCGGGAACAGCCGCTTTGCGCTTACGCGCATTGCCAGCTTGAACAGGTCGTAGTTCGGATCTTCCGGATTGTAGTTGACGCCTTCCTTTACACGGAAGATTTGGATCGGGAAGATCGGCGTTTCGCCGTTGCCAAGCCCCGCTTCCGTTGCCATCAAAAGCTGCTCTATGGCCATCCTGCCCGGCCAGCTCGTATCCATCCCGTAGTTGATGGACGAAAACGGGACCTGCGCCCCGGCGCGAGAATGCATCGTGTTCAGATTGTGGATCAGGCCTTCCATGGCTTGGTAGGTGTCGCGGATCGTTGCCTGACACGCCATATGGTACGCCCAGTCATCGTCATCCTCGCCGCCGCCCATTTTCTCCGCGATCTTCAAATAATGCTGACAATGCTTTTCATACGTCGCCCGAACCCCGTCCGCCATCGCGTAATCGAAGTTCACAATGCTCTGCCCGCCGTGCTGGTCGTTCTGATTGCTCTGGATCGCGATCGCAGCCAGCGCCGCATAGGACCCAATGCTCTTCGGCTCCCTGAGATGCCCATGCCCTGTATCGAACCCGCCCTCAAACAGCTTGATCAGGTCGATCTGGCAGCAAGTGGTCGTGTACCCGTAAAAGTCGAGGTCGTGAATGTGAATATCCCCGCGCCTGTGCGCTCCCTCAGCCTCCGCAGGAACCATATTGTCCAGATAATATTCCTTAGCCGTGTTCGCGCCGATCTGGAGCATCGCGCCCATAGCAGTGTCGCCGTTGATATTGGCGTTATCCCGCTTTGCGTTCGCCTCGGCCGAATCCACCAGCACGATGCCGTCCAGAATCTCTTTGATTTTCCCGCTCATTCCTCTGCCTCCCTCAGAAAATGAAGAATCACATCCACGCCGTCATCCCCGTAAACCACTTCGTAAGGCACCCTCTCGTCCGGCACATATCCCGAAGGAACCGGTATCGTCCTCGGCAGCCCCTTATAATGTACATCGACTTGTGCCCCGCCGCACCCGCACAGCGCGCATGCAATCGCCGCCGCCAGCATGAGCACCGCGATCTTCTTCATCTCTCGCCCTCCTGCGCCCCGCGCCATTCCCAGCCCCATTTGCCGCTCCATGGCGTACATTCATGAAAGCACTGCCCATCTGACTCCCTGTGTTTGCAGTACGCGCAGTAATCTCCGCTGAAATAGTTCGTCGCGCACAGGCTCTTAACGTCCGCAACCGCCGCGTCCCGCTCCCGCTTGACCTGCTCCATTTCTTCGCACTTCTCGCATTCTTCCTGCCGGAAGTCGTCTGCAAAGCGCTTCATCTCTTCGATGCTGTACGCCGCCTTGGAAAATCTCCCGCCCGTCACATGACACAAAAGCTCCGCCAGTTTAGCTTCCAAATCAGCCAGCCCGTTTTCCGCGGCCTCTTTCTGGGCTTTCAGAGCTTCCATCATCTCTGCCGCAACCAGCAGCGGGTTTATCTTGTTCGCTTGGCACAGTTCAAACAGCGGGCATTCAACCGCAGCGCACACGTTCTTGTTCGCCGCGCAGCACCGCAGTCCGGCGATCATCCGCTCCACATTGTTCAATCGTCGTCCTCCTCCCAGGCGCTCCCGTCCGCCTGCCTCTCCTCGTCCTCGTCCATCCTGTCCGAAACCCGCACCGCCGAAAGCACAATCAGCAGCATCACCACAATCACCATCACGATAAATACCTTCATGTATCATCCTCCCTTCCCTTGTCCAAACCTGCCAAACGCTTCCGTTCCTTGCCTTGCCAAGCCTAAACTTGCCTGCCCAGCCATAGCATACCCTTCCGCGCCTTGCCATGCCTGCCTTGCCCAGCCACAACGAGCCAAGCCTATCCGTGCCTGCCGTTCCCTGCCTACCACGCCAAACCCAGCCCTTCCTGCCAAGCCGTACCATGCCGAGCCTAAACACGCCTGACCTGCCGCACCCATCCTCGCCACGCCCTGCCAAGCCTAACCTGCCGTACCTTGCCTATCCGGAACCTGCCAAGCCATGCCTAACCTGCCGTGCCCAGCCGTGCCCAGCCTTTCCTTGCCTAAACTTGCCTGCCAAGCCATCCCTACCGAGCCTAACCTCTCCCTGCCTGCCTCGCCGAACAGCGCCAAGCCAAGCCTAACCATTCCTGCCATGCCACGCCTAAACACACCTTGCATCGCCGTGTCAAAACGCTTTCAAATCAGCCGGCCAATATTTTCTCCATCGCTTCCACGACAGTTTCGATCTCACTCAGCCTCTTGTACTTCGCAACGAAGCTCTCCATCTCGGCCTTGGCCCTCTTGAGCATCTGCGCCTGCAGTTCTTCATTGCCCACCACGCGCCTGATGCTCATGTACGCCCCGGCAGTCCCGCCGATATGCACATTCACAAACGCCCTCGGGCAATTCTCCGGATCGTCGTCCCCGCTCACCACAACAAGGCTGCGTATGATCCCCGCCGCCTGGCTCTCGCGCCATTTCTCCGCCGCCGCGCCGTCGTCCCATTCAAACTCCCCGTGCAGCGGATCGCTCGGGTCCCTGCTTGCGTCCAGCAAGGTCTTCGGAGAGAGCCCTTTCGGGCTCCTCTCCAGTCTCTCGCAAACCTCTCCGGCGACCTGCGCCTTCGCCTTGTAAAGCCCCTTTATCCGATATTCGTATACCATCTCATCCCTCCACTTCCACATGGAACCGGCCATACTGGCCGTCCTTTTCCGGGCGCCACTCGCCAATGCCGCACATATACCCGCCCACATTGATCGCGTTCACGATCTGCTCAAGGCTGTATACGCCGTTGTCGTTGTGGCTCAGTTCCAGCATCATCCTCCATTCGCGGAACATCGCCCTGTAGCGGATGTCCGCCGTGCCCATTCCCACGCGCACCATATCCTCGCGCATCTCCGGCACGCCTTCGATCTCGGCCATGCTCCCGTCCTCGGTGTCCACGCCGCGCAAGAAGAACGCGCCGCGCATGCTGGCCATGTCCTTGACCATGCCCGCGCGATAAACGCTGCTGATCGCCGCCTGCTTGATGCCCGTCACCGGGAACCCGAACCGCGCGCCGCTCTCCAGCGCCTGTGCAAACCCTTCCGGGGTCTTGTCCTCCGGCTTTTCCGACAGCCAGTACATGCTGTCGATAAAGTCAGCAAACGGGTCCTTCGCCTCGCGCGCCTTCTTCGCCTTCGCGATCTTCATCTGCGCTTCCAGCATCAGCCTCTTGGCCTTCTCGCTCCACGCATGGACGATCAGGGGTGTGTCCCCCACAATAGCGATCCTCGTTACGGTCTCCTTAACCGGCCTGATCGTGATCTCGATGTTTTCCTTCTTCGCTGCCATTTGTGTCATCCATCCTTTCAAAACGCTTTCAAATCTTTCTGCCCGTTTTCCGGCGGGCATTTCCCGAAAATCCCCTTATGCGAAACTGTGTTCCTGCTTGTCTCTCTCGGCCTGCCTCAGCTTCGCGACCGTACTCTTCTCTTCCGCCTGCTCTTCAGCCTGCCCGCGCTTGACCGGCCCGTTCTCCGCAATCCGGATCACCGTCTCAATCCTGCGCGGCGCGCCCGCATCCTCGTTTCCGGCAGAGCAGATATCGTTGAGCACACAGTCCCAACAGCTGCTCCTCTTCTCGCACGTCCGGATCAGTTCGCCCGCCTCCAGCACGTCCCTGCATACGATCTCAACCATACATCCTCCTTAATCAAATATACTGATCTGTTCTCTGCTAACTTCGTCGTCGAGCCGTTTTTTTGCAAGATCGAAATATACCTTATCGAGTTCAAACCCCACGGCGTCATGCCCTGTCCTGTGACATGCGATCAAGCTACTTGCACTGCCAACATGCGTGTCCAGTATCTTCCAGCCCGGTTCGGCGAATCTCGTAAGCAGCCATATATAAAGCGCAATCGGTTTCTGTGTTGGATGTATCCGCTCCTCGTTCAGCCGTTTGTTTCCCTGCTGGATCCGCCCCTCGGCAATACTTTTCCCTTGAAACATACCGTTCCACATGTACGGGAAAAGCCGTACCGAATCAAAGAGATCTGTCGCTGCGATTTCAGCATCGCTGAACGTAGACGTACCGTTGCATTTGTCCCATACAATCCTGCCGGGTGCAAATTTCCAGTCAAAGTAGTTGCATCCAAAGACAATATAATGCTTGCTTATCCTCTCAAGCTCGGTGAAGTACGCATCTCCCGGAACCTGCCACTTGTCGACCGAAACATTGTAGTGCCTCTGAACTCCTGTGCGGCTCACTTTTCTCCCGTAATATCCACGCCTCTCGGGGCCACTGTAGTACGGAGGGTCGACAATGGCCAGATCAAAACTCTTGTCCGGATACTCCTTCATAGCTTCCATGCAGTCCGCGCACTTGAACTCGATATGTGCCATCAGAACGGCAACTCCTCATCGTCCAACTCGCTGAACCCGCCCGCGTCCCTTGCCTGCGCCGGCGGCGCCATCGCTTCCAGACTCGCCTGCGCGCCACCTTCCTGCTTGCTGCTCAGGAACTCGACAAAGTCCGCAACGACCTCGGTCACATACCGCTTCGTACCATCCTGCGCAGTGTAGCTGCGCGTCTGAAGCACTCCGATCACGCCAGCCCTGCTCCCCTTCTTGAGGAACTTTGCGCAGTTCTCCGCCTGCTGCTTCCAGACCACCACCGGAATGAAATCCGCCTCGCGCACACCCTGCTGGTTCGCAAATCGCCTCTGCACCGCCAGCCTGAACTGTGCAACAGCAAGTCCGCTCTGCGTGCTCCTCAGCTCCGGATCATCCGTCAACCGTCCGATCAAAACAACATTGTTCAATTTGCCTTCTCCTCCAGTCCGCTCAGTACAAACAGCATGCACGGCAGTGCCATGCCGTTGCCCCACATTTTGTAGATCGCGCTGTCGCTCCCTTCGACCTCGCCGTGCGGGTCGATCACGCGCATCCAGTCGTTGTTCTCAAGCCACCAGCCGGTGATCGGCTGTTTCTCGCATCCGTATACATACCAGTCCAGGAAACCCTGCAGTCTGCAGCATTCCATCGGAGTCAGTCGCCGCACGATGTACCTGCGGGGCGGCTTTGCATTCTGCACTATCATCTGCTGATCATGCATGCAGTTCAGTGCTCCGATCACATCACTCATCTGAACCTGGTGCATCTGGTCATTTCCGAAGCATTGTGGAGCATTTTCTGCCACCAAATACTTTCTGCTGTCCGTATCCAATGTACAGCACGGGTCACCCGGCTGCGGATTACTTGCGTTCTCTTTACTCGTTATCCCGACGCCGGGATACACAACGCACGCACTGTAGTCCGTAACCCTGTTCTGGTGATCGCTGGTCAGATTCGGAGCAACTTTCCCGTCGCCGTTTCCTCTGCAATCGTAAACAACTGGATCTTTGCCGCCTTGCAGATGTTTTACGTTCAGTTCTCCATCTCCAGTACCTCGATCAGCGCTTCCCACAGCCGCGGCGGCAGCGCCTTTCCGCGCCTCTCTGCCCTGTTCAGGATCCCGCCACAGGCCTTCGCGCTCAAAAAGTATTTCTCCGGCGCGTTCTCCTCCAAGATCGACGACAAGGAAGATACGACGGCGACGCTGGGGCACTCCCCTGTATTGCGCATCCAAGACTCGCCAGGCGAGGGAAAAACCGTCTCCCACGATACAACCGGCGTTTCCCCAAACAAGCTTGTCTGCACCGGCTCGTCCTTTCCTCGGAGGTTCAGGTACATCACAGGGATGATCGGCGCAGGATACGAACGCCTTGAGGACTTCGTGGAAGTCTCTCCCCTGATTGCTTGAAAACGCTCCCGGCACGTTTTCCCATACGATATATCGCGGGTATTTTCCATTCGTTGCCCTCCTCATTTCCTTGATGATGCGTACCATCTCGTAGAGCAGATGGCTGCGCGTCCCGCCCTGCAAGCCGGCTTGTTTCCCGGCCACACTCAGGTCCTGACAGGGGCTTCCTCCCACGACCGCATCAACGGGTTCGATCTCTCCTCCGTTGATCTTCGTGATATCGCCCAAGTGCTTCATTCGCGGAAACCGCTTGCTCGTTACCTTGACAGGAAACGCCTCGATCTCGCTGGCCCATACAGGTTCCCAGCCGAGGATCGCCGCGCACAGCGGCGCCGTTCCGCTCCCGTCAAACAAACTGCCGAGTTTCAACTATTCGCCTCCCCCCATCTCCTCCATCGTTACCTGTCCGTCCGGTCGCTTCCAAAGCCCGCTGCGCAGCTTCATGTCGATGACCCTCTTCGCCAGAGCAATACCTCCGTCCACAAACTGCGGCGGATGCCCCTCCACGATGATTGCCAGCCCCTCCAGAGTGCCGCACCGCATCACCTGCTTCTCCTGCCGGATTTCAAACCCCTTGTACTTCATCCGTTCATCCTTTCTCCCCGTCTCGCTCATTCGTCGTCCTCCAGCGGGCTGATCGTGATCTCGACCCGCGGCCTGTCCTTGTCATATCGCACCCGGCTGCCGTCATGCCCGGCGATGATCCTGCTGTTGTCGTCCGCAAGCACCCTGCCGTCGACCAGTATGTCGTCCGTAGCCTCTTGAAGGTTCGTCTGGTCAACAATCCTTTGCGTGCCCATGTAGTGCACAGCCTTCACGTTCACCCGGCAATTGATTTCCAACCGTAAACGCTCCGGGATCTGCAAAAGAGCCATGCGCTCATACACTTCGAACGCCCTGCTCGGCAGCGGAACATTCTTTTCCTTGCCGTTCTTCGTCTTCACGCGCACCGTGTTCTGGCTGTTCTTCTTCGTTCGCGGGTCGCCTTCCCAAACCATCTGAATCGGCCATTTGATCTTTGTCATACCGGCTCTTCCAAGCTTTCAAATCTTTCTCTGTTCTGCCGGATCGCCGCCCGCGTCCTCGCCGCATTTTCGACCATCCTGCAGGTCTGCTCCCAATGCTTCGCCCGCTGATATACCACTCCGCCGCGCTCGACCCTCTCGATCCCGAACGCCTCGTTCCAACCGTCGATCGTCTTCATCCCGATCTTCTCATTCCCGCTCATTCGCGCCTCCTGATGATCTCTCTTGCCGCTTCCCGCTTCACCTGTGCAATAGCGCTCCTGCGCTCACCGCTCACCACCGCAAGGATCGGGCACATTTCCTTCACCCTGCTGTAAATCCTCGCATGCTGCATATCGATCGGCTCGTCCAGTTCTGCCTTGCTCAGGTTCATCGTCAAAAGCACCGGCTTTTTGCTGTTGTATCGCACGTCCAGCACCTCAAACGCCTTTTCCAGTCCGAACGACGTGTCCCTCTCAGCTCCCAAATCGTCGATCACCAGCAAGTCGGCCTTCTCGATCTCTCCCAGCAATTCGTTTCGCGTCTCGCTCTCGGAAAGGCCCGTGACGAGACTTGCCATCGTCGCCATCTTCACTCTCCTGCCGGCCTCGATCAGCCTGTTGGCTACGCACGCCGCCCAGAACGTCTTGCCTGTGCCGTTTTCTCCGCTCAACGCAACTCCAATGTTCCTGTCCCGCATCTCGCTAAACCGCTCAGCATAGTGTTCCAGCATCTCACGGATCGCCCGGCTCCTGCCGTCGTCCGCCTCAAACCGGCTCTCGCGCCACCTGGCGCTCGGCATCGCTTTTTCTCTCCGCTCTTTGAGCGCGGTTTCCCGCTGCGCGGCATAGATCGCGTCGCTCTCTTCCCTCCGGCATCGGCAGGCCACCGAGAACAACCGCGGCCCGCCAAACTGTGCCCGAATAGCTTTTGAATCAAGCAGCGCCATTTTCAGTTCGCCGCATTCGCCGCAAACCAATTCGCCCTTGACCGTCCACCGGTCCTTCGCTCCGGCCCGCCCGTTCACAGCCGCGCCTCCTTCGACTGCCGCCTTGAACGCGTCATCCATTCCGAACGCTCCTTCCGCTCATGAACTCTTCAGGGTCAATGCCCTCGTACTTCTTCCCCGCAGGAGCAGCGCCCTTTCCGCCCCGCTTCCGTGCGTCAAACGCCGCCGTCTCTGCCTTGGCCGCGCCCAGCGTCATCAGCCCCTTCTGGCACCAGCCCTCAATGATCGCTCTGACGTAGCCCCAGCTTCGCGCACCGTTTGCAATCGCCTTGTCCACCGCGTAGCACATCGCCTCGTCCGTCATGCCCCGCTCATAATAATCGCGGATCTCGTCATAATGCATCGGCGAGAGGAAGACGCCGCAGTCGTCGCAGTATCCCGCAACCGTCTTCTGCTTCCCCTCCATCAACTCACCGTCCACGGCGACCAGCTCCAGTACAGTACCCTTCTCCGTATCTTCTCCTTCGTGATCATAGGTACTACTTCTATCGTTACCTTCTTCGTTAATAGATACAGAGTATGAGTTATGATGATTATTATTATTATCATCATAATCTATACTATTCTTATCTATACTATTCTGTGTATACAGATTGTCTACAGTTTGTATACAGCCTGTATACGGCTTGTATACAGGAAACCAACCATCCTCACAGTTTTCGATCTCGGTTTTTGTGGAATTTTTCGCCCCGTCCTGCCCGTCCGTATACAGTTCGTCTACATTCTGTATACGCTCCGTATACGAACCGTCTACATTTTGTATACAAGGCTCTTCATTCAGGACGTATGCCTTGTCCCTGTCGGTCTGGATCATCGCCTTTTCGCTCTTGAAACCGCTCTCCTTGAACCGATCCTTGGCGATATAATTGTTCACTTTCCAGTGGCGGATCAGCATCACGCCGCTTTCAAATCGGATAACGAATTTCTGCCTCAGCAGTTCATCAACGTCAGCGTCCGATGCCCCAAGCATCCTCTGAACGCTCTTCGCATTGTTCAAAAAGCCCTCGTCGTCGGCGGACATGCAAAGCTGAAAATAAAGCGCCTGCGCGGAGAACGGCATGCTCGTAAACACGTCGCTCCCGATCACCTTCGTTGAAAACATCCTCTTATCCGCCATAACGCTGCTCCTTCTCTGCTCCTTATTAGAAATCTCTGTCAAGCCGTCTGCCCGGCTTCCTGCTTCTGTTCCGGATCTTCTTCGCCTTCGCGCTCTTGCTGCGAAAATAGTCTTCCACTGCGTTCTTCGTGGTCGGCGGCTCCGCCTTCTCTTTCAAATACTGCAGTTCCCATGCGTAATATTTCAGGCAGCTTTTCTTGCACTCTGCCGACCTGTCTGGGCAATCCTGTTTGCATGGATGATCACTATGCTTCAAGGCATCAACCCCCATCTGTATAAGCAAATCTTTTGTGCTACAAGCGAAGCCACAAGCAGCAGTCCTGCCACTCCTCCGCCCACCAACCACTCCGTTGCGATCTCCCTGCGCATTGCGTGCCGTTCCTTGTGCCTTTCGTACCGCTCCATATCCATCCTGCGATACTCGCCCAGGCGCGCGTCCTGCAGCCTGATCCGCTCCTTCAGTCGGCGCTTTTCCCGTTCGCTCTGCTCCAGAGCGTCTTCCAGCTTTTTGATCCTCTGAATCAGGACCGGGTTCACCAGGTCCTCTTTCCTGATCTGTGCCATCCTTCTCTCCCTCCGGCGCCCCAAACGCCTCTTCATAACTCATCCCGGTGCCGACCAATATCTTGTCGATCACCTTTTTCGTCGGCCCGTTCTTCCCTTCCCCCGCAAGAATCCTGTAAAGCCCCTGCGGATTCAGCCCGCACTTTCTGCCAAACTGCCGAACCGACATATTCCTCTCCGTGAGGTATTTTGCAATCCCCTCATAGCAGATCGATGTCTCCTTCGGGTCAGCCCCGCCCACATTGGCCCAGTAAATGATCTTGCCGACCCTCTTGCGCGAGATCCCGTATATATCCGCGATCTGCTGATGAGACATCCCTTCAAGCAGCCACTTTTCATACACGGCCCTGCACAGCTCCGGCGAAATATCCCTCAGCCCTTGCTTCCTCATCCCGTCAGTCCTTTGCGTACTGATACTTGTATCCGCATTCGGGCCAATAGTCCGGCTCGACCGGCACCGGGAGAGATCGGAACGTCCGCCTCAGCGCGCATTCCTTCACTTCCTTGCCCGTCTTGCTGCAGAACATGCACTTGTCCTTGCACCCTTCTACCAGCGCCGCCATGTCCTCGTGCGAAACCACGATGCCCGTAGCCCTGTTCAGATCGTCTCCGATCATCGGCACCCCGATCCGTATCCGGATCGCGTCCGTGTTCATCTCCATCGCCCTTCGGCTTGCCTCCGGGATCACAGCCTTTATCTCGCGAAACGCCTTGTTCAAGGCCCATCTGGCCGTGTTCACCGTCTTCCGGCACCCGGCCTCGTCCATCAGCTCTTCCAAAGGTTTCAAATATTCCTGTCCTAAAATCCTGCGGATAGCGCCCAGCCCAAGAAAAGCAACCTGCTGGTCACGATTCAGCCTGTCGCGCTTTTTCGTCGTAATACTCACGGCAGCGCTCCCTCCTTGCCAGAATCTTCAGCAACAGCGCGGCGCTGTCCTCCGGGTCCCACATCTCCTCCGGGAAGATGTCAATGATCACGCGCCCGTCAATAACGACCTGCTCCTTCTCCATCAGTTCTGCCCTCCATTCATCCCTTCAGCCTTAGTTCTGGCTTTTGTTATCATCCTGTGCTATCATCTCTCTGAAAGGAGGTGTGCACATGAATCTGTCCGATATCACTCGCGTCCACGAAACTTCACGTCAGTCCGAAGTCAACGAATTCCTGTCTCTCGGTTGGAGAATCCTTTCCGTCTATACCACGGCCTATGACGTTATTCCTCCGGGCTGTAACCACCAGACCGTCCATTACGCCCTGGGTTGGCCCGGCAATGATCCGGTATTCCCGAAACGGGAAACCGCTTACAGCCCGGAACTTTTCGTCAACGGTAACGAATAAGCACCCACTCAATCTCTTCCCCCTGGAACAGCGCGCTGATGATAGCCCAACATTGGGTCTGCACAAGCTCCGCTGCTTCCCGGGGGTTTTTCGTCTGCCGCACTTCCTTCGCGCAGCTCAAAATCGGATTGACCCTGATCTGATCCATCTCAACCATCGTTTGTGTCTCCTTTCATCTTTCCTTCGCAACGATCACTATGATCTTTGCACCCTTCCTCGCTGCTGTGTTCCTGTACAGGACCCTCTCGCCCCGCCGCACAAACCCCAGCACGTCTCTTGCTTCCCGAACTTCCAAATCAACCCGCGCAAATCCTTCGTTCATCCTTCCAGCCATTTGCGCGTTCCGCTCCATCTGCCCTCCTTTCATAGTGCAAGATTCTTTCACTGTGCATCACCCGTATTATAGTGTAAGATTTTTACACCGTCAATAGGGTTAGTGAAATTTTCTTTCACTATAAAGGAGGGCCACTATGGAGTTCCCGGAACGATTGAACATGACTCGCAAACAGAAAGGATTTACCGCGCAAAGAATGTCAGATCTTCTATCGGTCACTCTCCGCACATATCGTAACTACGAAAGCGGTCACTCTGCACCAAGTTTGCAGACCCTTGTTGCAATCGCCGACATTTTAGAAGTGTCTACTGATTATCTTCTTTGCCGGGATGATTTTCTCGCAGAACGCGCTGATGAACATTGAACATGTCCTCCAGCTTGTCCCAGATCCAGATCGCACCAAGCACGGTTCCAGCTTCCAAATATTTATAGTGCCTTGGAGAGATACCAAGTTTCTCAGCCATCCTGTCCTGTGTAAGGCCCGCCGCCAAGCGGGCCTCTTTCAGTTTCGCTCTCATGGCTCACATCATCCTTATTCGTCCATCAGCCCCGCCAGCGCGCTGTATTCGTCTCTGCGGCACGCCGTGCGGAACTTGGTCACAGTCCTCTGCTTGGCAAACTGCCTTTCCCTGCGGCTGCTCTCGCCGTCCAGCGCCCTCTCCATCGGGCAAAGCTTCCTGATACTGCGCGTGCTGTTCATCCTTTCGCCCTCCCTTTTTAACTCATGCGGCCCCTGCCGCCAAACGTGTCTTCCAGCGCCATCCCGAGGATTTCGCCGAACTTCGCGATCGGGTCGTCCTCTTCCCCGGATTCCCGCTTGAGAATCTCTTCTTCCAGCGCGGCCAGCGTGAAAAACTTCTTGGCTTCCCTGTAATCGCCGCCAAACATCGCGTTGACAAACGCCCTCACAGCAAACAGTTTGTTGACGATTCCGCGCGCCGCAGCCGTGCACTCTCCATCTCCCTTGAACAGAAAAACAAGTGCGCCCTCGCCGGCTTCGTTCGGGATCATGACCTGACCGTCATCCCCCAATGCCTCAAGGCGCACTCTCACATTTTCCTTCATCGTGTTCCCGTCCTTTCTCTTTCCCATATAGCTTTCAAATTGAGCAGGCCGTCGGTGCTGCCCCGACGTCTGGACTGCCGCCTGCATAGACCGCCTTTTACTCCATGGCATAGAGCAGGCGGTCGCCGAACCCGGAGCCCTGCTAAGGTTCAGGCAGCGCTTGTAGCGCTGGTGCGGGGAGCGGGATTTGAACCCGCGCCTGTCGACTTATGAGGTCTCCGTTCTCGCCACTGAACTATCCCCGCATGTGCGCCCGTACGTCCCGGGCGCATTCTGTTTTATAGCGATCCTGGGTGAACAGAAAAACCAGTTTCGCCGCGCATGGTCTGTCCCACCGTCAAGCGTATCTCCTTCCGCTTTGCCATGCGTCTTTACGTCCGCCAACCCGACGGCAAGGGGGACTCGAACCCCCATCCACGTTGCTCTACCGCTGAGCTATTGCCGCATGTGGCCCGTTTCCGGGCCGATCGTCATTCAGGATAACTGTCCCTCATGGAAAACCTCTGGCTGATCCTCGCCCGCCAGGCCTCCATCGCTTCCTTGCGCGCCGCCTCGGCCCGCATCCTTTTCCTGCGCTTCATCCGCGCTCCCTCCGGCGTTGTCCGCCCATTGTGTTTGTGGTATCATCCTCGCAAAGAAAAGCGTGTCGAGAGTCGCCGCTTCACAATAACCACCCTGATCGCCATCATCGCCTTATTAGTGGCAATTGTTGGGTTGCTTTCAGATATAGGCCTGCTATCATTACCGCAAGTGCCAAGACCGATATTGCAACCGGTATCCATCGAAGTTTCTTCAAACGATTGGCAGACGCCTTACCTGCAACCCTTAATGCCGCGCTAAGCGAAGGCCCTTCCAAATGTCGTCCGTACATCTTATAAAAGAATGCGTCGATCGTGTTGACGACCTTCAGTTCATACCTCGTAAACCCAGGAAGGTCCTCCTTATCGAAACATTTCATCACCGCATCACCTCCGGTCAGGCGTTGTCCGCCCATTGTGTTTGTGGTATCATCCTCTTGAAAGGAGGTGTCCCATCAATGCAAGAAAACAATGCCTTGTTAAACGCTCTGGCGAATTTCACCGCCGAGATCGATTCCCATTTTCCAGAGTCCGAAAAGCTCACAAATGTCACTGTTGCCGATCTTCGCACATTCGCCGCTCTCGTTCTTGACCTTGCCGATCAATTCAGAATCGGGATCGAAACAACCAAGAAATGAATCACTTCTTGCTCCCGGGCGTCATCATCGTCCGGGTTTCTTTTGTCTGCTCGTCCACATATCTGACGATCTTATGTGCAAACTCCGGAAAATTGGTCGGCCCGAAGTTCAGCGTCACCGCCACGCTCTTCGCTTCCAAATCGCGCAGCCGCTTCTCCAGCGCGTCCATCCGCTTTCTGCTGACCCACATCCGCATCACCTCCGGTCAGGCGTTATATGTTGGTTTCGATTCACGGCTTGCGCGTGCAAGATCCATGAGACTCATTTCCATGGCCTCGCATATCGCCAGCATCTCATTTGCTTCCAGTTTCCTCCTCTTATTGAACACATCGGAGAGCTGCTGCGATGTCAGTCCTGCTTTACGAGCGATTGCGGCCTGACAAAAACCACGCCTTTCGATCTCTCCTTTGAGGATTATTCGGACATCTACCATCACCACTCACCTCCATCACTAAATTTCTGAGTTCGTTTGCATTATACCTCTCATTTACTGAGTTGTCAATGCTTTCAGACTCATTTTTTGAGATTCTTGTATTGATTTTCTTGTTCTCGCGTGCTATACTACAATCGAACGAGGTGATAACATGACAAAGGAAGAGATCGGCAAGATCCTGAAGGAAGCTCGGCTGAACGCCGGTATGACCCAAGCGCAGGTCGCGAAACTCTTGGGTCGTCGCCAGCAAATCATTGGCCATTGGGAAACCGGCTACTCTCAGCCTGATGCGAACACCTTTTTCGTCCTTTGCGATATATATAAGATTTCTATCGATGACGCCTTTTGTGGGGGCAGCAGGATAAAGGTAAATGCATCTGAATTAAAGCTTCTTCAGAAATACCGCGAATTGGATGAGCATGGCAAGCAGCTGATCGATATGGTTCTGGATCATGAGCACAAGCGCTGCACCGCTGATCCGTTGGCTGATCTGAACTCCCGTTTGGATGCCGCACGTGATGAATACTTCGCCTCTCAGACGGAAGCTCTCAAATCAAAGGCCGAATAAGAAAGGAGCAATACCAATGTTTTCTTGGGGAATGCTGGAAGTTTGGTTGGGCGGCATGTGCATTTTGGTAATGCTGCTGGTTGCCATAACAACCCCAAATTCATTTTTACCCGAAGTAATTGCTGCTTGGATTGTCAGCGGCATTGCCGCTGTGATTCACGGCTCCATATACATCATCACTGCGAGACGCATTAAAAAGCTGGAAGAGTTCAAGGATATACTGATGGCGAATCCTAACGTACTTAAACTCGCCGAACAGGATCAGATGTACCCTGTTGATTCTGTTGTTACAGAAAATCAAGAGGAGGAAGCTCAGCCCGATATCATCGCCAAGTTGAATGCTCTGGATCCGCAGTCCCGCCGCGTTGTGGAATCCGTCATCGAAGCAGAATCCAAACGCAGCGCTGAGTGATCGTTCTGCCGGCCTCGGCGAAGCGATCACTTGTGCAGGATCATCACCACGTTTGCGTTCGGTTTGGCCGCTCTGTTTTCAAATATGATCCTCTCTTCCGGCCTGACGATCATGCACACCTCGTCATATTCCGGCTCCTGCACGCTTACTCTCGTAAACCTGTGATTGATCCTCTTGTCTTTGCCCAACACATTGGCCACTCCCTTCCTTGCCTCTTCGGCATGTCTGGAGTATAGCCGCAGCAATTCCCACCCGTCTACTGGCATTCATGCCTGATATGACATAATACGATGCCAAATTGACCTCGTCGATGAGGTCACGCCGCGTCAGCCACGACGTGAAAATAACCTCACCCATGAGGTCAAGGAGAGCAAAATGCATACCATAAGCAAGAGTGTCCGCGTTTTACAGCGCATGAGAGAAGCGGCCGGTAATCCCAGCTACGCGCGTATCGCCGAAGGCGTAAATGGCCTCCCGAGTGAAAGCACAATCGGTCGAATGTTCCGTGGAGAAGTCATTCCGTCCATCGAAAACGTGCGCGTGGTAGTCGAATGGCTGCGCGGAAACCTGAGCGAATATATCGACGCACGCGTTGCCGATGGTTTCGATCTGGAAGAGACCATAGGCGAAGGCCCTGTTCAGCCTAAAGATTTTAGACAAGTTGCCTCTTCGGCGGACCTGAACCGCAGCGTAGAAACATTCGTGAACGCGCTCAACGAGCAGAACAAGATTTACACCCTCCATATGCAGACGCGAAACGATACCTTTAACCGCGCGCTGGAAACCATGCGCGAGGGCCACGATAACACGATTCGCGTCTTGAAGGAAAAACATAGCGTAACCATCAAGGAGATCAAGGAGGAACACAACGCCGAGATCCGGAATATGACAGAAGCCCACAAGCGAGAAATAAAAACAAAGGACCACTGGATAACTCTCCTCGCGTTCCTTTGTGCCTTATGTGTTTCGGCCATGATCATTATGATGGTTGCAGCAATCCGTAATCCGGCCGTAAATCTCTTTGGGTAACGCGTGTGAAGGTGCCGTTTGACGAACGGTTCCCCCAAAAACAGAGAAAGCCGCCGATCGGGATTCGGCGGCTTTCCTGCTTGGATGGGTTGAAAGGATGAACACCATGATGTGTTACACATTGAATTATAGCAGTTGTTATTGCGTTTGCATATAGATCAGACGCGCATTGGCACGTTTGTCTATTATTTTTGAAATAAGGGAGGTATGCTTTTGAATCAAAATAAGCGTTTCAAAGCGGCCGCTTACGCCAGATATTCCACGGACCATCAGCAGGAATCTTCCATCACGGCCCAGCTCAACGCCATCCTCGCCTATTGCGAACGGGAAGGGATTGAACTGCTTCCCACACCCTATATTGACGAGGCGCGTACCGGCACCAACATGGAACGCGAGGGCTTCCAGCGCCTTCTTGCCGACGCCAGACGCGGCCTGTTTAACTCTATCGTGGTCTATGATGTTTCCCGCGGCAGCCGTAACGTAGCAGACTGGTTCAGTTTTCGTGCAGAAATGAACCGTCTTGGTGTCCATGTCTTTTCCGTAACCGATCGCCTCGGCGACGCAGACGACCCGGGCGCATTCCTGACAGAACTGCTGACCGTCGGTATTGGCCAGCACCAGGCGCTCCAAAGCCGCCAGAAATCCATCGCTGGAAAGCGCGTTCGCGCCCAGCAGGGCCTTTTCTGCGGCGGCGTCGCCCCGCTCGGCTTTCAAATCGAGAACGGGCGTTACAAGATCCATCCCACAGAGGGAGAGATGATCAAGGACATCCATGAGATGTATAACGCCGGTTACAGCTATTCCGATATCCAGTCCATCCGCAAACCGCGCAATCGTGCTGGTCGTATCCTATCCAAATCGGCCATCTACGACATCCTCAAGAACCCGCGCTATGGCGGAACATACATCTGGTTTGGGCGAGAAGAGCGCCACATGCACAAGCATGTCGGAAGACCGGGCGACGATCCTGTCGTGATCCCCGGCGCGATCCCGGCCATCGTTCCTCGCGAACTCAAGGAGTCCGTCCTTCAGAAACTGGAAAGGAGAAAGAAAGTGTCAAACGCATCCAAGCACGACTACCTTCTCTCCGGCGTAATCCGCTGCGGCGAATGCGGAGGCGCCATGTTTGGTATGACCAACACTTCCCGCGGTAAAGAGTACCGTTATTATGCATGCCTGAGAAAACGTGCCCCGGAGCAGAAGTGCTTCGCCCGTAATTGCAAGGCCGAGAGCGTTGAAAATCACATCGTAGAGCAGGTCAAGAAACTGTTCCTCAACCCCGAAACCATGGACAAGGCAGCTGATATGTTCATCTCCCAGCGCACCCTGCATCGCGACGTCCGTTACATTCTTGAGTCGGAACGTGAGAAGGTCAAGCGCGAGATCAACAAGCTTGTGAATATAATCATCAAGTCCGATGATCCGCCCATGTCCCTTGTCGACACTCTCCGCGACAACGAAGCCCGTCTCAAGGAGATCGAGCACCGCATCGAAACAGAGGCAGGCCCGGAACCGATCACCAAGGAAGATGTGCTTGAACGTCTTTCTGTTGACTCCGCACGCCTTGACGATGACCCGGAAGCCCTCAAGGAAATCGTGCTTCATTACGTCAAAGAAGTCGTCGTCTATGATACTAAGGTTGAGATTGTCTGGCAGGTCAAAAAAACAACCGCCAGTGATGAAAACACCACTGACGGTTGTGAATCGGTTGGCTCCCCAGGTACGGAGCCTGTCACGTTCACAACGGTTGTATCTCGCGAAGCCATTGCCGCATAAGAAAAAGCCCGGTCATCCGGGCTTTTTCTATGTTCATTTCCCATAGGCGTCTATCATCGCCTTAACTTCGGCGGTCTCGCGCATCATATCCGCATGGATGTCTTCAAACATCGCGCGCATGCCAGGTGCAAGCGGATCCGTGCTGCCGGCGATATCAGCGATCATCTTTTTGACAATCTCGTGGCCCTTGGTGTTGAACGCCAGATGGCCCATCGCCATGTCGCGCTGCCAGTCGGCATATGCCCGGTTGCTCTCCATCATCTGATAGGCCTTTGCGATTTTCTCGCGCGCCTCCCGGATGTTGCCCTCGATATCACGCGATACGTTTTTTATCGATCTCATGCACCATCACCTGCCGGAGCGGCAGCCGCCGCAGGAGCAGGAAGAGAGCGCAGCTCGTTGTTGCGTCCGTTGCACAGTCGGCCAAGCACGCGGAACGTTCCGCCCGTTGCCGTGGTTTCGACACAGACGGTATAACGCGTGCGGGTTTTGATTCCGCATGCCGTAACCTGCGTGCAGTCGCACTGGTCAAGCGGATAGAGCACCGTCGCGTCGCCACCAATGGTGATATAGACCGGCGCGTCAATGGTAGTGGTCGTGGGGATCGCCTGTGCGACAACTATGCAGTATTTGCCGTTCCTCGCATAAGATCCCGCCGGCAGATCGATCAGAAGGTTTCCGCCGGTAAAGGTCACAGAATCGCTGATGATCAGCCTCGGGCACAGCCCGCAAATATTTCCGCAGCATTTGCTCATATTTTCACCTCATCTCAAAGGGCGGCTAAGAAGCCGCCCCGAATCTCTCAGCCCTCAATGGGCGATCAGTAGTTGCCGCACGGGGAGCAGTCACGCTGCTGAACGTACTGCACCGGGCCAGCGCACGGAGGATTGGTGTAGTAACGGCCAATCTGACCGAGGATGTACTGGCTCTGATGGTAGTTGCCAATCGCATCCCTCGCCTGACCAAGCTCGTCACGCAGCCTCTGGTTCTCCTGCTGGACAAGCAGCGCACGGGTGGCTTCTCCTTCCGCGTGGATCGCGGTCGTGATATCGCCGGTGTTCTTCTGCGCGTCATAGCGGACGTGGTCGATATTGCGGTTGGTCTCGCAGCAGCACTGCTGGGCCGCAAAGCGATTCTCGGCGATCCTGTAGCCCATATCCGCAAAACCGGTCAGGATATCACGCTGCGTGCCGAAAAAGCCCTGCTGCACGGTGTTGTTCACGGCATAGAAGCCGTCAGCCAGACCGTAGGAAAGGCCGTCCAGTTTGCGCGTCACTTCGGCAGTATCAAAGCCCTGCTGGAGCTCCACCTGCGTCAGGCCCGCGCCGTTGCGGCCCCAGCCGCCGAAACCGAAACCGCCGCCGCCGAACATCAGTGCAAACAGCACGATGATCCAGATAAAGCCGCCGCCCCAGCCGCAGCCGTCGTTGTTATAGTTGCCGTCCATTACCGCCCTCATGTCGGCAGGACTCATGCCCATATTTTCACCCATCATATCGCCTCCATAGCTTTCAAATTTTTTATGCCATCAGGCGCGTGCACTCGCCTGCTGTCACCTATTCCATCATGCCCATCTGCCGGGCAATCTGCTGCGCTTCCTGCATAAGCTGCTGCATCTGCGCGTCGCCTATTCCGCGCTGTTTGGCCAGATTCATTGCCATCTGTTTCGGATTCCTGTTGCCGATCATTCCGGCAAACTGTCTGATCTGGCCGAATATCGGGTTCCCGCCGCCTTGCATCATCTGCTGCGGCATCATACTTTTGAGAGGATTACTCACGCATTAACACCTCCGAAATCGCTGATCAATTTGTCCACCTTTCCCTCGACCCGGGCGATGTCTTCCCTCGTGGCAAACATGCTCGTGTCGATCTGCGGCGCCTGTGCATGTTCCTGCGCCTGCGCGCCGGGCTGAATTTCCTGCAGGGCAAACGCGCGCAGACTGGCGCTGCCCATGTTGTCCACCGATTTCACATAGATGATCGGGTCGTTGTTGTCCATCATCCATGCCGTCTGCCCAGGCTGCACGATGTGGTCGCGCGCGCCGTTCAGCCCGTTCACATATATCCAGCTGACGTTGGTCATTGGCTGCGGCTGCGGCGGCTGCATCGTCTGCATGGGCGGTCGGTAGTTGGTGTTGAAATAGCCTGGCTGCTGCATCTGCTGATATCCATCAAATCCATACGGCATTCGCATCACTCTCCCTTGCAGCCCAATCATCTCATTTTTCCCGATTTGGCGTGGGCGTTTACGGGCGTTCATGTGCATTTACGGGCAAAACATGACCTATACTTCTCATCGAGCCACGCATCGTAATTTTTTCAAAAAATACCATTGCTTTTTATTGCTTAGTAGCATATAATAAAGGTGCAGGGAGCATTGCTCGGCTGTATACCCGTGTTACCGAACGAAAGTTTAAGCGGCATGTGTTGTCGCCGGCCACGGGGCCGCTGAAAAGCGGCTTTTTTTATACAAAGGCGGAAACACTATGAATATATTCATCTACTCCGATGAATCCGGAGTTTTCGATCACGTCCACTATCGCTATTTCGTATTTGGCGGAGTCATATTTCTCGACAAAAGCAATCGCGATATTGCTGCCAGGAAGTACATACACGCCGAAAACGTAGTCAAGCAAAACAGTGGTATGAACTCTAAGGACGAAGCGAAAGCGAATTGCATATCCAACAAAGCAAAAGGTTCTCTCTTTCGTTCCATGAACAATGCCATAAAATTCGGAGTCGTGATAGAACTCGACAAGATCAACTCTTACATTTGGACAACGCCCAAGCATAAGCAGCGTTATCTTGACTACGCATACAAAATCAGCGTGAAGAGATGTTTGGAAGCCTTGATAAAAGAAGGACGGATCGATCCAGAAAACGTAAAAAATCTTTACTTCTATGTTGATGAGCATACAACGGCGACCAATGGCCGCTACGAGCTTTGCGAGTCTATCGAACAGGAGTTCAAAACAGGGCAATTCAATCCGACATGGCAAACTTTCCATCCGCCGCTGTTTCCAAATCTCGAATCTGTGTCTGTTCAATATCGAGATTCTAAAAGCACAGTGCTTGTACGCGCCGCCGATATTGTTGCAAATCGCATTTTCCACTATGCGAACAACGATCCCTTTTATAATTCTTCCAAAGACAACCTGTATGTCATTCGAATGCCATAAAGAAAAAAACACCCCAGAGCATATACTCCGGGGTGTTTTTTTATATAAAAAAAGAAGTGGGGGCGGATTAACCGCCCCCACTGAGAGTATCGATGATGTTCCTCATCCTTCTGGATACCGTAGTTCGGTCATATCCGACCTCCGCGCCGATATCCACATAGTCCATCCGGTCGATCAGCCGCATCCTCGCAATCGCCGTGTTTGTCTTGCCAAGGCGCGCGTCAGATATCCTGCGCTCCATCTCCGCAGTCCCGATTCCGGGAAAAGGATCGCCGCGCAGCTTAGTTGCCCTCCTTGACGCTCACAGCGCCAAGCACTTCCGTGCTCATCTTCTTGACCTCGGCCTCAATTACTGCCCGGTCAAACGTGTATCCGCGCGCTTCCATTTCCCTCTTCACATAATCCATCTTTTCCGCGCCGTTGCCGCCGCCATAAATCTGTTCAGCCGCAAAAACAAGAGTCCTCACCATAATCCCAAGGCTCACCTGCTGTTCCACCGTTGTCTTGCTCTTGATCCAGGGGATCAGTTTCCGCGCAATCAGCAGCGCCGCCACCGAGATCACCGCCTGCACAAGGCCGCTCAGATCGATCATCACCGGCGCAATCTGCACCGGCGCCTCCGTCTCGGCCAGAGCCGCGCAGCACATCAGCAGCATACAAATCAAGCAAACCGTCGCGCAAATCTTCGTCTTCTTCATTTTATCATTCCTCTCTTTCCTGTCGGTTCTGTCTTGCGTTCCATTCTTCCTCGTCCGGCAGCGCGAAGAATCGCGGCTTCCGGCGTTTGGCCTCTCCGTTCCCGTGCACGCCCTCATACGCGGCGTCCAGCCTTTCATATCTCCTGCGCTCGTCCTCCGTCGTGTAGCCCTTTGCCACACAGGCTGCATATAAATTGCCCATGTCGTCATCCAGCATCGCGCGGAAAGCCTTTGCAACACTCTCGTCCACGGCCTGCCTCGCCGCTTCCTTCGCTTCCGCATTCTCGTGGATCTTGTGAATCTTGCGGATCTCATGCCGGTTCTGCAGCGCAATGGCGATCGACCACACGCACATCAATCCCTCCGCGGCAACAGGCCAGTAATGCCGCATATCCTCCGGCAGCCGTCCCCAAAGGGCGATCAGCCCGGCGCAGGCAACGGGGACCGCCCACGATATCACACAATCTACGATTTTCTTGCCGAGACCGTTCAACGGACTCGCCTCCTTCGTCAGTCGTTTTCGGTTTCCGCGGCGCTCTCAAACGCCTCTTTCCGGACAAACCCTTTCGTCCCGTCCGCAGTCTTGACCCCGACATACCCGTCCTTCTCTCCGTACACGCGCACCTCGTCGCCCGCATTGACCACGCCGACCGTATCCGGCTCCTTGGGAAGCTCCTTATATACCGGCCATTCGCCGCCCGTCACCGTCTGATACGCATTCAGGTCAGGTTCGGGTGCGGCTTCATCGTCCGGGATCCAGCGCACCGCGCACAGATAGATCGTCCGCGCCTCTTTGGCCCTGTAGTCACAGTAGGCTTTCAGATCGTGCCTGTTCGGCCCTGTCCCGCTGCCGTGCCCCCAGCATTCGTTCGGCCCCGTGTACATCTCCACATGACCCACGTTTTTGACGTGGCTTGTGTTGCCCCGGAAATAGATGCAGTCGCCCGGTTTGAGCAGCGTTTCGTCAGGATATTTTCTGCCGCCGCTGCCCGCGTCGATCAGCTTGCCCCTGCCGGCCAGCAGGTTACGGATCTGCCTGTCCGTATTCCTGCCGATATCGATCCCCGCCGCCCGTTCGATGCACGCCCGCACCGCGCTCGAGCAGTCCGAAAAGCCGTCCGCGCCCTCCGGCACGCCGAAGAATTGGTTCCGCTTTCCGCCGTTGGTGTACTCGTTCCGTTTTTCGCGGCTTTTCATCAGCCGCACAGCCTCTTTCCTCTGTTCATCCCTCGTCATCCGTCTCACTCTCCTTTCCGCCTTTCAGCAACACAAGCGCCGCTATGCCCAGCACAGTCGCCAGAACGATCAGCCCGGGTATATACTCAAGCCCGATCAGCACCAGCCCCAGCAAAAACTCAGCTCCGTGCATCGCATCACTCCTTTCAAATCAAAGAGGCCGAGGGTTATCCCTCGACCTCTATTTCCCCGTCCACGCGCTTGATGTAGTCGATTGCAAACATGTGGGCCTCTTGTTACCAATTCGCGCACTAACATCATTTCGCTTCTACGCAGAAACCAAACACGATTAAGCCATCATGCGCCATATAAGAAGCGTCAAGAACATGTACCTCGCCATTTGTATCAACAAAGTTCCAAGTGCCGGGCGCTTGCGCTGATCGCAGACACCATCGTTGAGCGTTATCGGAGCCAGGGGTCGTCTTAATCTTTGATGCATAATCAGGGAACAGCTCCTTATACAGCCCCTCATAGGTGCTTACTTTCAGGTCTCCAATTTCTTCCAGGCTCAAAACCCACGCCGCATCATTAACTGTTCGATCATCGCGTTTCCCATACGCATCATAACCCGGAGCGTCTTTGCTCACGGCAACCATCATATTTCGGGTTTCATCAGGTATAATTGGCACGATTTTATTAAGCAACGTTTCCCTCATCTTGCTTGCTTCGTATCCGCCAATGGTTCCTGTACCAATCACATACGTCCCGTCTTCATTTTGCTCCAAAATACCATTCAGGTGTTCTTTATACCACCCTCCGCTAAGAGCATAACGCGTCACAAATGTCACAGGTGCTTTTCCGGTTCCATCTGATTTTTCATCCGTGTCGAACGCGGCGATCTGCGCACCAACCGACCCATATTCAGTTCCTAGATCCAGCCTGAATGTATCACCTATCACATAATCATTCGTATATGTTCCGTTAATGATGCTCTCCTTGAGTTTTTTCCATGTGTACTTATTCGACGAATTCCAGATCATCTTATCACCGCTATAGATTTCTCGGACAGTCCCTTCTGGAATGACGATTTGGCGTACAATGCTCATATCGATGCTCACAGGATTGACACCTTCTTCGTGACTTCGGTGCCGTCTTCCAGTACAAACACCCAATCCTCGTTATAATTATTCTGAAGGTAATAACGTGCAAGACGGCCCACTTCGTCACGACGAGGAATGTTATACGAAAGATACTTGTCGTCGAGCGTATTTATATCTATTCGCTCGTACTTGATTGTGACCGTATGAGTGCCAGCAGTTCCATAATACCGGAAATACAAGCCATATGTACCAGCCCCGAGGTATTCACTGGCCCAGCCAATCGGGATTTCTCCTTCTGCGGGCGCATTGCCATTGGCGACATTCGTTCTTTCCATCTCGGAGCCCGTGGCAGTATAGCTTTCACCGTCAATAGTGACAATATATTTCATGTCACCTTCGAAGCCGTCGTTGTGAGAAAACAGTTGATAATTGCTGCTCTGTACGACACCGTTGCGAAAATCTACAAAGTTCGCCTCTATATTATCGGCTACCACAGGATACGTTATTGTATCGCCGAACGGCCTGTACTCCCACACCACTGCCCCTTCGCTGTCCGTCACAAGCTGCTGGTAGGGGGCGGGATTCGCGGGAAGACCGTCCGGATTCTCCGGCTTATTGGTCAGGTCATTGTAATCACCGCTGAACTGCTCAACGGCTTCCCATTCTGTCGGCTTGCCTTCGCTGTCTACGGCCTTAACCACCACAGTCTGGCCGACCAGCGCCGCCTGTACAAACGGTACACCTTCCGGCAGGTACTTCAGGTCGAGGGGTTTGATAGTCTCAACCTCGCCGCCTTGTCCAAATTCTATCGTGATCGTAGTGTTGGCAGGGAAATTGTGGAACTCGGTATATTCGGTCTGTCCGGCTGTTATACCGCTAATGATAACACAATGCGCGTTTCCTTCTGCATCCTTAAACTCTGCCCAGCATGATCCGACAAGAGCGTTATGATGACCCTGGACAGGGCAGTCCGCAGGAGAATCACCCAAGTACTTCTCGCTGCTTGTGGCGGTATAAAATGCACCGTTGTCTTTGAGCAGATACGCCGTACTCGGTCTGGGCATATACATTTTTTGCCATCCAAGCAGATCTGCATAGCCATTATCGTCGGTCGTAAATGTGATGGTTTTGGGCGTGTCAGTAAACGCGTACTCCTTTGTCGTATATGCCAGCTTCTCCTCCCACCTGCTCTCGCCTGTCGCGTCTGTTACGAGCATTTTGTTCGCTCCGTGCTCGGCGGCGAGATATTCAGGCAAGATTTTTGTGCTCATTTCATACAGTGCAAACTCCTTTTCGCCTCTGTATTCCTCCGTGGCGAATATGGAAAATGTACCCTCCGTTTCTTCAGCCACGCAGAAAGGAGGGTTCGCAAAGCCTTGCTGAACACTGGCTGGGTGCGAACCGAGATATAATATTCCTTGAGCAACTTTTGCTTCGCACTCGTAGTCCATCCCGGCAAAGCTTACTTTGTATTTAACATCGCGGGCCAGCTTTGGATCAACATCAGCAATTTGGGCAAAACACATACCGTTATCGCTATCCAATTCCATGTTTACGGTCGTTTGGGCGATAAGCGGAGCCAATGCTTCCTGCGTTAGTTTGTTTTCCCATGTAGTTGCCCCGGCCGCATCTGTGACGAGCATTTTGTTCACACCACTCTCAGGGGCAAGCAGCGCTGCATCTATGTATTTGGTTGTTACGATCTCTTCACGCAGGGAGATCGTGTGTTCACCGATGTCTTCTCTGCGCATCAGCAGCGTATATACTTGATCGATATACGTCGGTGCGAACATGAAAGGTTCGCCGGTATCTTCTCTGCTATCATTTTCATCCGCGCCAATCGACGCATTGCCGAAGAACACAGACGGGGAATTGGACCAATTTATGCCATACTTAGCCACACACTTATACTCAACGCCGTCGATGGTGAGGATGTAAGTGCGGCCGATTTTGATATCACCTTCGCTTCCGTCAGAGTTACCAAAGAGCATCGGCTGCATGGGCTCATCGTTGCAATAGCCAATGTATGTGGTAGCCTTGATATTCACCGTTTGTTCCGGCATCACAACAGTTTCAGCGCGTCTTATATATGCCAGCCTGTCCTCCCAAACGGTATTTCCCTCGCCGTCCGTTACGAGCTGCTGGTAGGGTTCTCCGCCTTCCGGCATGCCGCCGCCGTTCAGCACGTCGAACGTTTTTTCGCCTTCCGCATCTGTGATCGTAACGCGATGGCCGTTTTCGATTTCAGTAACGGCAACCACCGGCGATACGCCATCCTTGCCATCCTTGCCATCCTTGCCATCCTGCCCGTCAATGCCGTTCGCGCCGTCCTTGCCGTCGATACCGTCTTTGCCGTTCGCGCCGTCCTGCCCGTCTTTGCCGTTGAGGATATCGAAAGAGCGCGTTCCGCTGATATCCTCAATGGTCACGCGCGTTCCGCCTTCGATCGCTTCCGTCGTCAGCATCGGAGAAACGACAGGGATCATCTGTTCTTCTCCGCCGCGCTTGATCTGCAGCGCATAGTCGTTGTCGGCATTTTTGATAACGCCCAGCACATAGTCGTTGACCACGACCGGCCCGATCACAAACCCCTTGATCGTCACATTGCCATAAACCTGTTCAGCCATAAATCAGGACACCTCCGCTTCAAGGATAAAATTCCGGAAATTGCTTGTCTTGCCGCTCTGCTTGCGCGCGTTGTCTGTCGGCCAGATCGTGCGCGGCAAATATCCGTCAAAGTTCAGCTGCATATCAGCGCTATATTTGCCCGGCTCTGCGTTTTCGGTATCGCCCGGCATGATCACGATTCGGCTCACTCCGGGCGGCGTTGTATAGCGGATGATTGCCGTGCTGCCCTTGTCCGGCAGTGCCCGTACCGTAAACGTGATCGTGTCGTTTTCGCCCAGTTTATAAGTCTCACCGTTGTTCTCAAACGCTATCTCCGGCTCAAAGGCGATATAGTCGCCCTTTGTCATGTGCATAACACCATCGCCGTCAATGTAGAACATAGTGTCTCACCTCCTCTCAGGCGATATATTCCGTCCAATACCTCTCGTCCACAACGCCCGGCTCCCAAACGTTCTGCATGCTCTCCAGCACGTTGATCCAGAGCTTGCCCCTGTGCTCCACGATCGCGCCAGGCTGATAGTTCAGGCTCACACCATCCCATGGCTCCCATGCCGGATAGCCGCTCTCCGTGCCTCCTTCGCCGCCGGAAACGCCGCCTTCAAGCGCAAGCACGCGCGCCTCAAGGGCGTTGTATTTTTCGACAAGCGTCCGATACAGCGCGTCCAGTTCGCCCTTTTCCGCGTCCACCGTCTGGTTCTCAAACACCATCCGGTCAAGCTCCGCCTTTTCCCCGTCCGTGAGCCTGCCCTGCGCCCAGAACGCGTCGATGCGCTTCGTCAGCTCCTCCACGCTCTGCTTCTTCGCCAGCACCACGCTCTTCATCAGTTCAAACATGTTTGCCATTTTCCCCGCCTCCTCAGTTTTCTGTCATCAGCGCTTCCAGGGCCTCGATCCGCGCCCTGAGCGCCGCGATATCCGCCGCCACGAAATCCCTCTTGATCCTCTCAGGCGAGATCTCGTTTTCTTCCTTGTCGTATACTGCCCCGCGCCAGCCAATGACCGTCGCGCCGTCCTCTGTCTTCAGATCCAGCCCGTTTTCCGTCACGGCAGTCACTTCCGCCGCCTGCCGCTTCTCCTCTCCGGGCAGCATGATATATACCCTCATGACCATCACCTTCTTCCCTATAACGAGGATCCCAAGGGGAATCTTTCCCCTTGGCGGGACCAGCGCCCCGGAACCCCGTTTTCGGACACTTTACTGATATGTCACCGTCAGCCCCGGCGCGTTCGCACTGCCGTAGCCCGCAAAATTCGCATATGCCGCCGCAGGCCCCCATATATACAGGCCCTTGGCCGCGCCGCTTGCCATCTGCTGCACGGCTGCAACGATCTCCGCCGTCGATACCGACAGCCATTCCTTCTGACCGACCGTGCCGACCACCACGTCGTTTGCCGTCACCGTCGCCACACCGCCGCTCGGCCCCGTGTTGCTCATCGTTCCGATGCGCACCGTCACGTTGTTTCCGCTGCCAACGCCCGCGTTGCGGTACAGCGTCAGCGTCGCCGCCTTGATCGTCTTCCCGCTGATCGCGCTCACATCAAACCACATGCAGCCCTTGTAATTGCCGCCGTCGCTCGTCTTTCCCTGCGCGATCACGTTCGTTCCGCTGTACCAGCCTCCGCCGTCGTGCGTGCGGCTCGCCGTCAGCGTCAGCGCAGCCGTCGTCGTGACTGTCGGCGTGACCACAGCCGAATCGCTTCCGCTGCCTGCGTCGGAAGCGCCGCGCACAACGCTGTCCGCCCGGCAATATACGCCCGTGTCTCCGTTGGGCCTGCTCGTCAGCACGCCCACGCTCGCGTTGTTCCTCGCATAGATCCCGTATTTGTTCTGCTCGCCCTTGCAGCTTTGCAAAAACACTCGGCTGTTCGTCGTCGCGAACACGCCCGCATAGCCGCCGTTGAACGTGCAGCCGTTTGCCTCCGCCTGCGATTCGAGCGCCTGCAGCCCGTTTCCGTATGCGTTCGCCGCCGTATAGCTGTTCGCCGTGAACACGCAGTTCTCCAGCATCGCAGGCCCGCTGCTCGTCAGATACAAGCAGTCCGCCGTCGATCCGTTGTTGATCTTGAGATCATACATATAAAATCTGTTCGGCACGTCCGAAAGCGTCACGCGCCCCGAGACCGTGTGCCCGTTGCCGAGGATCACGACGGACGCGCCCGTCGTCTGCCGAAGCTCCGCTTCCTCCACCGTGTCAGCCGCCATCGTGATCGCGACGCGCGCGGGAATGTGCCTGCCGTTCAGCTTCGCAAATGCGTCCGCCAGCGTCGCAAACACTTTCTCTCCGTCCACCACGCCGCCCACCGTCAGCCCCGTCGGCCCGTCATATTGCGCATGCACGTTCGGGCTGTTCACTTTTGCGATAGACAAACCGAACATATCCAGCATCATATCGCCGTCAACGCCGCTTACGTTCACGCGGAGCAAAGGGGTGTCGATCGAAAACTGATCTTTCGTAATGATAAGCCTGCTCCCGTCGATCACCTGCGTCGGCGTATAGCTCTCCAGCGCCCCGCTCACCTCCGCCGTGATCTGCCCCGGCACCAGCGCCATCTGCGCCTTCAGCGCGTCCACGTCGCCCGCGTCCGCTTTGCCCTGCACCGCAAGCCCGATCTTCTCCTCCGCCCAAAGGTTCAGCTCTCCCTTGAGCGCCTCGATCGTCTCCGTGCGCAGGACGATGCTCTCGATCTCGCCGATGACCGCCTCCGCCGCAAACAAGCTCGCCACGTTGATCTCCGCCGCCGTGATCGTTCCGGACAGGATCTCGTTTGCCGTGATGCTCTTTGCCGCAATCTTGTCCGCCGTTACCGACCGCGCCACAAGCACCGTGCCGGAAATGGCGCTCTGATATTCCTCCTGCGAAAGCTGCTCGACAGTCAAAGAGCCGTCCGTCGCGTTGATCGCCCGGAACAGCCCGTTCTCGCCCCGGAGCAGAAGCCTCTCCACCGAAAGCGTCCCGGCCGTGATCACGTCCGCGTTCAGGCTCACAATCTTCGCTTCCGTGATACTGCCGTCCGCGATCTGCGCCGTGCCAATCGCGCCCTGCGCAATGAGCGCCTGTGTGATCGCACCCAGCGCGATCTTCGCCGTGTCGATCGATGCGTTTTTGATCTGCGCGCCGTCTATTTCGGCCCGAGAGATCTGCGCCCTTGTGATCTCCGCCACTGTCGCCTCAAGGTCTTCGATGTCCGCCGCTTCGATCTTCGCGTTCACGATCTGCGCCCAGTCGATCTCCGCCATCGCGATCTCCGCCTTTGCCACCAGCGCGATCTGCGCCGCCAGCGTCTCGATCTGCGCCCAGTCGATATTGGCCTTTTCGATGTTCGCCGCCGTGATCTGCGCCGCGGCGATGCTCGCCAGATCTGCATACAGCTGGTCCGCCGTGATGCTGCCCGCCACCAGCTGCCGGATGTCCGCGCGGATCGCCACCACCGCGTCCGCCGAAAGCTGTTCGATCGCCGCAGATGTGATCTTTGCATACCCAACCGAAAGATCCCTCAGCTTGCCGCCTGTGATCGTCCCGTTCGCGATCTTCGTTCCGCCGATCGACCCGTTTGCCAATTCATAGCCGTATATAGTGGTAGAAATCTCGCTGATCTCGCCCAGCCTTGTTTCTTCGTATTTTCCCTTCAGCGCGTCGAACGTATATCCGACCATGCGCACTTTCACGTCGATGCCCGCGCCATGGTCGATCACCGGCACGCTGTCATATAGATGCAGCGCATATTCGTTTGCCAGCGCAGCATATTCCTCGCTCAGTTCCAGCCGCACAAACTTCGCATCCAGCCTCGCCGTCGGCAGATCGCACCCGGCTTCAAAATCCGCCAGTGCCATTTCTTGGAGCTTTGCAAGCGCCTGTTGTTCAGTTGTTTTGTCATCAACAGCCACATCGTATTCGACAACAGCCGTCCGGATTATGGGATATTCCCCGATATGCGCGCTGTCCACCGGCGCACCGTACAGATCTTCGCCTTCTTTGTCGCTTCCCACCGGGATGATTCGGGTTACGATATCCGACATATCCTGCTCCAGTTGCGCAGAAAGCAGGTTCTTTCCATACCGGATCTCCACGCCCCTGTCGCGCTCCTCGTCCGGCACAAGGAAGATTTCAAAGTTGTCTCGAATCACCTTCGCGCCCGTCTGCGCCGCGATGCCCGTTTCCGGTTCAAGCAAGCACGCGATCAGATTCTTTCCGCTGAAGTCGCCGCTAATGTCTCCATCTATCCCGCAAATAATACTGATGCCGCAGTCGTGGTCTGCCATCTCAAGAAAACGGGAACACGCGGTTCTGGCCGACACGTTTTCGATTTGATATTTCCCGTTTACGACAACTCCCATCAGGTCGTAGGAGATATGCCGCGCTTTCGCTTCAACAAACCGTCCTTCGCTGTCGTTTACCACGCTGTAAATGCGGAACAGCTGTTCTCGCGTCTGCCGCGGCTGCACGACCGTGCCGGGCGTATCGCCCCTGATCACTTCCGTCTCCGTGCCGACGTATTTGAGATAGTCCGCATACATATATCCCTTCGCGCCGCCCTCGCAAACGATCACGCCCCACCATCCAGCCACGCTGCTCTCGCCGTATTTCACGACTTTTGTGCCGCTCGGATATGCGCCGATAATCTTCCCGTTCGGCTTCGCGCGCAGATGCAGCCTGCTGTTTCCCGTGTTCACCTGCCAGATCTCGCGCGTCACGCTCTCGCCGGAAGACCCGTCGATTGTGATCTGCGGCGTCTCGCGCATCGGCGCAGGCGCCTTGATGATCCTGTCCGCCGCCAGCAAAAACGCGCGGTTATCGTCCGTGATCGGCTGCCGCAGCACCAGTTCATACAGCCCGCCCGCCTGCTCTTCGATCTCGCACAGCACAGGCTCCAGCGTACCCAACCCCAGCGTCGAAAAATCCTGCGCGTTCTTCTCGTATATCGTGATCACAAGTATCTCACCCTCCTCACGATTTCAACCTTCGTCACATTGCCTGTCCAGCTCACATTGTTCGCGCCCGGATCGAGCTTCGGAAACTCGTCCATCGTCACGCGGCTGTTGGCAAGGCTCGCGCCGTCCGCACTCAGGCAATCCCTCAGTTCGCTGTCAATGATGATCGATCCGCCCTTCACTTCCATCACGCACCCGTTCACCACCAGCGTGTAATCGCCCGTCGCCGTCACCTTGATCCTCGGCTCACACGCCGCATTGCCCGGATTGCTGATCGTGCCATTGCTGGTGAGAACAACTGCGGTATCGTCGTTTGAATACCAAAACGGCTTGCATCGGAACGATACGGCAAACTGAAGATTCTTTTTGCCGCGCATGATCTGCGTAAATGGCACCTGGTTTGCGATCCGTGCCTTGAAATACCCTCCCGTGCGATTGCCGAATTCTACGGTGCCGCTGCCGCGCAGCCATGCGCCGATCTCGTTGATCCGGCTTGCATCGCGCATAGAGCACTGCGCAGAAAGGGTGAGGTCGTCGTAGACTTCCTCACCCTCGAGCATTGCAAGGCTGCCGCTGCGGCCGGGCACATTGATGTACTCTGCCCGTTCATTCGGGTATGTGATCGGCGGATGCTCGGAAACATAGATTCCCAAATCCGTGCTCTTCACGCCGTTCCATTTGAACCACCCACTCATGTTTCCACCGTCCTATCACAGGCCATATCCCTTGCTCGTCCTCGCATTCTCTATCGCCAGATCGCGCCGGAGCTGACGCACAGATGCCGTGTCGTTGAGCACAAAGGTATTGCCCGTCACGTTCGTCGTGCTCTGCTGGTTATATGTGTTCTTTGTCGTCGTCCTGTTGTTCGTCGTGCCGCCGCTTCCGCCGCCGATATATCCAAGGCTCACATTGGCATTGCGCACGACCTGCGCCGCAAGCACAGAGAACTGCGCCAGCGCTTCTTCCACAATCTCGCCCGCGGCAGTTTTCATAGCGGAAACGGCAATGTTCTTGCCGCCCGTAATACCGGCAGCGAGAGCAGCCATCGTGCTCATGCCGACCAGTTCAAACCCGTTCATTGCTGCCATCAGGCGTCTGCGCATCTCAGCCACGTCGTTTTCGATCGGGTATTCCGCCATGCCCTTCCCAACGCCGGCAGCAATGTCTCCGCCCGTCGGCTCCATCGCTCCGGCCGGAGAATGGATGTCAAAGGCAGTGTTCAGCGCGTCGATCAAATTATCCCGCGTCAGTTCAGCATCGCCCGCAAGATCAGTCGCCTGCATGCCCTCCAGCACGCCTGCAATGATATCCTCGCCAACCTCGGCGGTATCCATCGCTTCCAGCAGCTTGATGATGCTTTCCACTTCCGCGCTTTCCTGCTCGGTCAGTTCCTTGCCCGTAGCCTTGTACTGAGCGAGTTCCTGAAGGTAGGCAATCAACTGATCCTGACGAGGTTCGATATCATTCTGCAGGATAGAATCAACGTTCACAGGATCAATCAGATTCTGCCAGAATCCACGATCGGGCGAATATTTCTTTATGCTGGCTGCTGCATTGTCGACTATACTCTTCCAGTCAACATCTTGCATGCCCATTGCTTTTCCAAGCGGCGTAAATCCAATGCTGGTCTTGTCCAGTTCTTCCTGCGCCTTCTTGACCGTTTCCTCGGTGCCTTCCGCCTTGGCCGTGATGACAACGTGGTAACCGCCGTCTTCATCGAGCGCCAGCAGGAAGTTTTCCTTGCTCAACTGATTCTGAACCTCTGCCGAGAACGGAACCCGCACGCCGTCTTTCCAGAACGTCGTGTTTTCGCCGAACACAGCCTTTTTCAGTTCCTCTTCCGTCATGCTTTCCGGGGAAACTCTTCCTTTTATAGATACGGGATTCTGGCTGTTGGCAGCCATGAACTGTCTGTACGCGATCGCGTCATATCCGCTCAGTTTCAGTCTGCTGCTCACAAGACTGCCCGGGTCAGCCGCAAACGCTTCCCACGTCGCCTTTGCAGGTTCCATATCCAGATCCGTTGCAATCGACAGCGTTTCTTCAACGACAGCTTCTATGCCCTCGCTCAGTCCGCTCAATTCGCCGCTTTCCTTCAGGAACTGCTGGACCTGTGCAAGCTTTTCCGTAGCGTCGAAATCCACATCCGGGAACAGCCCGGACAAGTCAACTCCATCTGTCTCAAGCCCCTTGATCTGTTCCAGCAGCGCAAGGTATTCCACCAGCGCACCTTCGTCCATATTGGCCATCGCCGTCCGGATCTCAGAAAGCATGCCATTTTTGCCTTCGCTGTCGAGCATCGCATATTCGCTTAGTTTGTCATACAGGTCTTCGATCTGCTTCGCCGTCTCCTGCATGCCATCCTGTTCAAACACCTGCCCGTATACTTCAGAGAGCAGTTTCGCATATTCTTCCGTGGCTTTGATCCTGTCCGCGGCATATCTCTGGTCAAGTTCTGCCAGCGCCGCGTCCTGCTCTTCGCCTTCTTCCATCAGTTTGATCAGGTCGCGTTCCTTGTCATACTGCTCGTTCAGCTCCTGATTGATTACAGACATGCCCTGCGCCGCCGCAACGATCGCATCTTCATATGCCTGCGCCTGCATGTCCATATCGCCCGCGGCGCTTGCGCGCGCCAGCGTGTTCTCCAACTGATTGCGGATCTCGTCAAACCCCTTGCCGTCCGCAGGCCGCAGTTCATATTTGACCACCAGCGCGTCGCGCGCATCGATCAGGTCCTGCAGTTTGATTTGTTCCTTCTCGGTCAGATTCCGCCCTTTGCGCTTCTTGAGCAGTTTTTCAACTTCGGCGTCATACTTGTCCAGCATCGCCATATCCTGCTGGATCTGTGCGCTGTATTCTGTATGGCCGCTTTCGGCGGCAGTCTGATCCAGTTTGGTCAGTTCCTGCCGCACATCGTCGTTGAGCGCCTTGTAGCTCTCAACCCATGCGTTCACAGCCTCGTCAGACTCGCGCTTGTTGTCGTTCCAGTCGCTGATCAGCCTGTCCATCCAGCCCTCAGTGCTGTCGATCTGCGCCTTGAACGCACTCTCGTCCAGCCCAAGGCCCGCAAGACCGGCGTTTTCTCGTCCATAGAACGTTTCGGCAGACGTGTTTTTCCAGCTTTCTGCCGTCTTTTCCATTCCCTCCAGCGCTTCTCGTGCCGCTTTTGCGCCGCTCGCCCAGTCATAGAAGGCGATTGCGCCGGCCGCAACAGCCGCCGTCAATGCAATCACAAGCCCGGGCTTGCTGGTCAATGCAGTTGCAAGACCGCCTATGCCTCCGCCTGCATTCTTGGCAGCAATTCCTATGTCTCCGAAATACTTTGCCGCTGTTGATATTTCTTTCGTAACAGCGCCAATGCCCTTTTTGATCTTTCCATATACGAGCAGTGCAGGACCCAGCCCAGCGGCACCCAGCGCAAATTTTTGTATGATCTCCCTCTGTCCCTTATCAAGGCCCATAAAGCTTTCCAGCAGATCGTCAACAGAATCGATCATGCTCTGGATCGCCGGGGACTGATCTTCTGCAAATTGCCTTAGAAACTGGATTCCCTTATTTTTCAGATTTGTCAGTTTACTGGCCGTTGTGGCATATCGCTTGTTTGCCTCTTCAGTCAGCGCAGTATTCTCTTTCCACGCGTTATTGGAAATATCAAGAGCTTCGTTGAATAGATCATGTGCATTGACAGTACGCAGCATAGTATCGCGCAGACGCACCTCGTTGACGCCAATCTCCTGCAGCGTTACAATCGCACTTGCACCTTCCTCATCCATCTTTGCAAGCCCATCGACAAATTTCATAAAAGCTTCGGTCGGATCGCTGTCCCAAACTTCCTTAAACTGTTCCCCGGTCAGTCCGGAGACAGAAGCAAAGTCCTCCAGCGCCTCTCCACCGGTTTCAGCGGCAACTTCCATCCTGACCAGCGCCTTAGAAAACGCACTGCCGCCCATCTGGGTTTCAATGCCAACAGAAGAAAGAGCAGCGGAAATGGCCAGAATTTGATCTTCAGTCATACCAACCTGTTTGCCTGCAGCAGCAAGCCTATATCCCATTTCAATGATCTCAGCTTCGGTCGTCGCGAAATTATTGCCAAGATCTACAATAGCAGAGCCAAGCGCTCGCCAGTTTTCGTCCGTCTGGACCATGCCGGTTATATTGGCAAACCGTGCAAGCGCAGTTGCTGCCTCTTCAGCAGTAACATTCGTACTATTGCCCAGGTCAATCATCGTCTTTGTGAAATCAAGAATCGTGTCCTTCTCGATGCCCAACTGCCCGGCAATCGCGACAAGTTCCGCTATATCCACAGCCGACATTGCCAGTTCAGTGCTCATCTGCTGAATACCGCTGGAAAGCCTGCTGTAATCCGCATCCGTGCCGTCTACTGTTTTCTTGACAGAAGTAAAAGCACTCTCGTAGTCGATCGCGCTCTTCACAGCCGTTGCGCCCAGCGCAAGCAGCGGCGTTGTCAGTCCGGTGGTCAGCGCCTTTCCGGCATTAACCCATGTATCGCTGTTTTGAGAGGCCTTCTTGCCAAAGTTTTCAATAGCATCGCCCGCCTGATACCATGCGCTCTCCTGTTCGATCAGTTTGCGCTTCGTCTTGGCGAGTTCCACCTGCGTCTCAGCCATTTCGGCATTGACATTGTTCAGTCCGATTTTTGCACGGGTAATGCTGTCATCGGTATCTCGGATATTCTTTTTATAGGCCTTGAGCTGGCCTTCGATCTTCGTGATCTCGGTTTTGGATTCGGCGTACTCCTTGTTCAGTTCATCAAGGTTCTTTTTCGCCTCGATCGTAACAGAGTCCGTATCGCCCAAGGTTTTTGCGTATGCCTGATATGCATCAGTAGCATTGTCGACCTGCTTTGCAAGCTGCTTGCTGATCATTCTTGCCGATTCAAGCCGGCGCTCATAATCCGCATGACGCTTCTTGGTTGTGTTCAGTTCACTGTTCAGTTCGCTCAGACGCTTGCTGTATTCGTTCGCCGCGACTTTCTGCAGGTCGAGTTTTCTTCCCAGCATGTCGATCTTTGCCGCCGACCCGGCAGCAGTATCGGCAAATTTGTCAACTCCGGCCCCTGCCAGCTTGAACGAGCTCTCCGCCTCTTTGATTTGGAGATTGATAGTCTTAATATTCCGGGTAAAATTGCCGCTGTCCAGCGACAGCGCAACAACAAGCTCGCGAAGGGTCTCAGCCATCTATTCTCACCTCGGTCTCAAACTGGGCCAGACTTCATCGATATATGCCGGTTTCGGCTCGGCTTCCTTTCTCGCCTTCCAGGCACGCACCTTCATATATCCGATCATGTCCATCTGGTCAATCTCATGCATGCGCCAGCCGGCGTCCAGCAGCGCGTTATACGTCGAAAAGATGTAGTCCGAAAGCGTCATCGGCGCTGTGTGTTCGCCTCCGGATTTGTTGGAAAAGGGAACTCGTGCAGCACCTCCGTGGTCTGGGTCTGCACAGACATCAGCGTCAGCGCGATATCGTGCATAACGCGATCGGCGGGATACCCGTCGTAAACATCGTCCGGCGTGAACTGGTTCTGAAACACCAGACAGAACCACTTAACCATCACATCCAGCGCCTTTTCGATGGTGATACCATCGTCATTCGCTTCGATGCCGGCAGCCGCGTCACGCGCGATCTTGTTTACCTTGCCGTACATTTCAGTTGCAGGGCCGATTTCGCGCAAAGCGCGCCCGGAAACAAAATCCACGGTATACGTTTTGTCATTCAGTTTGCATGTGATCACGTCTCACACCTCCAACAGCAAAAGCCCCGGTTAATACCGGGGCTTTTCATCGTCATTCGTGTCTGATCAGGCCGATGCGACCGGCTCATAAACGGTTGCAAGGAAGGTATTGGCCTTCTCCGCAGTAAAGCCGTTCACGCCCTCATCGGCAACAGCCTGATAGTTGTTGTCGTAGGTGCGCTTGATCGCAGTCCATTCGACTTCAGGGGTCTGACGGGTGATCGTCTCGCCTTCCTTGGTGTTGTAGTTTTCGGTCAGCGGCTTTGCCCTAACCTTATACAGCCACACATAGCGGAAGGTGTGGTCAGCCTTTTCAGACTTAAAGCCAACCGCGAAATACGGCGGCTTATCATTGGAGTTGCGCAGCAGAACGCCGTTGCTGTCAACGGTAGAGCCGAAGATCTTCTGCTGAACATCCAGCGGGATATCCGCCATGCGGGTGGTGAAGGTAACTTCCGGATCAGGATAGACGACGTCATATTCGCCGTCATCGGCATACTGAACGTCCGGATCGCTGTTTTCCGGGGTCAGCGTCGCTTCGATAGCGCCGGCAACAGGCACAACGGTGCCGTATTCGGCGCCGGCTTCGGTATCGCTTTCCAGCGGCGCGATAACCAGATTCTTCAGACCGATCGTAGAGCTGGGCTTGTTCGTATCAGGCATATCGGTTTCCTCCTCTTTTCAGTTATAATGAGCGAAGCGCGTCATCAAGGACGCGCTTGATTTCTTGGTACGCTTCGGGGGCTCTCGCATCAAAGGCAGGCTGGATAAACGGATGAGCAGGAGCAGGAGCCGGACCGCCATGCCCGAACTCAACAGGATTGGCGTAATAGGCTTTCTTCTCGCTGTTCATGTCCTTTCGGTGAACACCTGCGCTGATCTGTTTTGAGCCATTGGATTTTGTCTTGACCTTTCCGGTCTTGATAGAAGCATGCAAAACACCGGTCCGGATCTTGGGATCCGTCTCGGTGTTTTTGAGCATCTGTTCATGTATGGGCTTGATTCCGGCCTCCAGTGCCTTCTTGATCACGGGGCTTTCGTTGTTCAGGCTGGTAGCCATGTTTCGGATATCTTCGGTCAGGTCAGAAAGGCCGCGCACACTCATTCGCTTTGCCAATCTGTTGCCTCCTCGATATACGACCATGTCCACTGCACGGTGAACGCGCGCGTCGCATAGTCATATGCCGGCTCGTTATATCCTCTGTCGGATTCCGAGACCAGTGCAAACCCGGCCTTTCGCATCAGATTCCTGACACGTTCCGCCGTTTCCGTCGGGTCAGAATCGCTCCAAAGGTTCATATAGACGAATATCTTGTACTCAGCCAACGCATCGTCATAATGAAAATGCTCCGTGCGCATCGTCGAGTACACGATATACTGATCAGGCTGCTTCTGTTTGCCGCCTGTCGGCCTCCAGATGCCAGCCATGACAGGCACGCCCAGCATAATCGGCGCCAGTGCTTCTTGTACCTGCCTCATCCGTCCACCCCTTTGACCTGCGCAGCTTTCAAACCAAGATAGCGGCGTTTGAACTCATATTCACCCAGCGTCTGGATAATCCAGCGTTCGCCGCGAAACTCGATCCACATACCGGGCTGGATATCAGCCCGGTACCGAATCGTGAAGTTCAAAACCGTTTCCGAATTCATCGTGTCAGCAGCGCGAAAGTTCTGGTTTCCTGCATCCATGACCGACGCCCATACTCTGCATATCGTAGTGTCAATGGCTTCAGGATAGCCGTTTTCGTTGATGATGTTGTCTGTAACACCGATCGTTATCCTGTTCCGCAAATCCCCCGGCCGCGGGTTTGATGTGAATGTTTTATATCCTCGCAAAAGCGCTCACCTCACTAAAACATGCGCGCCGGATCTCTGTGCGGATAGAGCAGGTTTTCAAAAGCGGCGCGCATGGCGTTGTAGCTTTCTCGGTCAGCGTTTTCGCGGTTTTCATAATAATGGCTGACATATAAGAGAATTGCATGTCTCACAACTTCCGGAATATCATCCATATCTTCAAAAACCACCCGACAATAATCATTTGCAGCAGCTTCCGCCGCATTGATCAGGTCCTTGATCAGTCCATCCTCTTCATCATGCTCTATACGAAGATAAGCCTTTACTTTATTGATCTTGGTAAACGCCATACGCCACCCCTTTCTGCAGCCTGACGATTCAGGCTGCTGATTTTATCAGGCTCAGGCGCCGGCGACCTTCAGCAGCTTCACAGCTTCCGGCAGAACCAGCTTGCCGTCCACGCGTTCGCGGCCCTGGAAACCGACCTGACCATTGGCGGCGTACAGCTCGTTCAGGCGCTTGAAAGAACGAACGCCGCGGTCAGCGATCCAGTAGTAGCTCATGTCGCCGAAAGCAACAGCAAAATTGCCGGCGCTGATGGTCGGGGCATAGGCAGAAGTGTGCAGCGGACGGCCGAGCAGTTTGTCCGGCTGGCCAGCCTGCAGACCCGGTTGCCAGATATACTCGCCGCTGCCCGAGGTCTTGAGCTTGCGAACCGCCTTGACAGTCGCATCGTTCATCACAAACACGGCCTTGTTGCGATACGGGGCCTTCAGAGAGTAGAACAGGTCCATGATCTCGTCAGCAGTAATCGCAGCGCCGGCAGTGGTTACACCCAGTTCGCCGCCATCAGTCTCGTGGAACAGGCCGGTCGGCTTGCCAGTGCCGTCACCGACAAAGAACGCCTCTTCTTCAGCCGCGCCGATACGACGGGCGAACTCAGTAGCGACATAGGCCTGAATGTTGAACACGGAGTCAGCCAGCAGTTCTTCGGAAACCTTGATCATAGTGGCCAGCTTGTAAGCGCCCAGCGTGATCTGACCGAACTGCTCATCGCTCTCCGGATAAGCGCCGTTCTCGTCTACCCACTGCGCGGTGCCATGGCTCTTGACCACCGGAATCTTGCGTTCTCCGGAATCGGTGCTGATGACCTTGGCCAGACGGCGCATGATGTTCTCTTCCTCCAGAGCGGTGATCAGAGTGGCCTGATACTCGTCCGGAACCAGGTAGCCGCCGTCAGCATCAGTGCCCTCGCGCAGGATGTTGTGAACAGCCGGATCCATAAACTTGTTCTTGAGGCCGGACCAGAACGCGTTGTTGTAAGCCTTGGCAGCGCGGCCCTTCTTGTCCTCATCGCCGATCTGCGGGTTGACGCCGCTGTTGAGCGGGTTGGAAACAGCCTTGCCGAGCTCATTGTCCATCTCCTGCTGCCTCTCAAGGCGTTCGATCTGCTTGCCCAGGTTGACGATCTCGGCCTCCATCTTGTCGTAGGTGGCACCGTCCTCGGCACTCATAGTGCCGTTTTCGGCGGTGTGGGTGTCAAGGAAGCGCTTCGCATCTTCCCAAGCCTTCGCCCTCTGGTTCCTGAGTTCAAAAATCTTGCTCATATCCATTTCCTCCTTATTATTGCAAAAGCGCCAGCCTGCGCTGTCGCGCCGATGCATTCACTCGTTTTTCTTCCTTCGCCGGTTCAGCCGGCTGCTCGATCTTCGCCTGCAGTTTGTTCAGCAGGCAGTTGGTCACAGTGCGGCGGCTGAAAACAAAACTGTTTTCCACCGTGCGATCCGCGCTCTTTTCCTCAAACATGACTTCGTCGCAGAACTTCATTTCCAGCGCCGTATGTGCGCTCATCCATGTCTCCGCGTCCATCATGTGGCCAAGTTTCGTCCTCGACATCCCGGTTTTGAGTTCATAGGCATTGATGATCGATTCCTTGACTTCGTCCAGCAGTTGGATCGCCTTGCGCATCTCCTCGCTGTCGCCCATCGCCACAGTCAGCGGATTGTGGATCATCATCAGGCTCGTCGGAGACATCATCACCTTGGTGCCCGCCATTGCAATGACAGACGCCGCACTGGCAGCCGTGCCGTCGATCTTGACCGTCACTTCATGCGGATAATCCATCAGCATCGTGTAGATCATGGACGCCGCGACGCAGTCGCCGCCCGGCGAATTGATTCTCACGCATACAGGACCGCTGCCCGCCATCAGATCAGCCTTGAACTGTGCCGGCGTAACCTCGTCGCCCCACCAGCTTTCCTCAGCAATAACGCCCTCAAGGATCAGTTCGCGTCCGCTCTCGGCCTGTACCCAATTCCAAAATTTCATTTCGTTTTCACCCCCTCTGCGCCGTTCTTATTTCCACCGGCGGCCATCTGAGCCTGTGCCGCCTCAATGGAGATCATGTTGCCGTTGACAAGGTAGGCATTGCCGCCCATCTCGTCCGGGATCGGGTTCTCGTTTTCCTTTTCCCGTATGTCGTTCGCGCTCATCCAGCCGTTCTGTCGTGCGATCGCGTAGCCCTCCATGCGGCTCTTGTAGTCGCCTCGCATCAGGCCGTCCATGTTGAACTGGGTATAAAAACGGCCCTTGTCTTCCTCGTTGAACAGCTGCTTGTTTGCGGCCTGTTCAATGCGGACCAGCCAAGGGCGGATCGTATGCACAGCAAAGGATATGGACTGATGTTCGATATTGGAGAACGTTGCATGCTCCAGATCGCCGATCATATGCGGCGGTACGCGATAGATCCTGCAAATCTCGCTGACTTGGAACTTTCTCGTCTCAAGGAACTGCGCTTCGTTATTGGGAATAGAGATCTGCTGGAACTGCATTCCCTCTTCAAGCACAGCTACCTTGCCGGAATTTTTGGAGCCGCCGTATGCGGCATTCCACGCCGCCCTCAGCTTCGCAGGATCGTTCACATGGTTCGGATGCGTCAGGATACCGGCAGGTGTCGCACCGTTGCCGAAGAAATTCGATCCGTATTCCTCCGCTGCGATGCCAAGTCCAATCGCGTTCTTCTCAATCGCGATCGGGCTGTATCCGCGCACGCCGTCAAAGCCAAGACCCGGAACAGCGAACACTTCCTCCGGCATGAGAGTTGCTACACCGTTTTTGCCGTTTGTGTATTCGTATCGCAGTTCGCCGTCCTCGCTTCGATACACGCGCATATTGCACGAAAGCAGCGGATATATTGCAATGATCTTGTTGCGCCCGTCACGAATGATCTGCGCATAGGCATTGCCCCAGATCAGAAGGTTCGCCAGCATCGACTCGCGCCACACAAAGGACGTCATTTCGCTGTTCGGCTCGTCGTGTACCAGCCTGTACAGCGAATGGTCCGTCGCCTTGCGATGACCGCTGTCTGTGCGCTCATACACAGAAAAAGGAAGACTCGCAATCGTTTCAGAGATCACTCGGACACATGCATAAACAGCAGATAGCTGCATTGCCGATGTGGGCGTAACCTCCTTGCCGGCTGCGGTCGCGCCACTGCCAAACAGGACTTCGTCGCCCGCATTTCCCCCCATGTAATTTTGTACTTGCGGCTTGTCGCGGGAACGGATCAGTTTCGGTATCCGGAACGCCAATTTCTACACCTCCAAATAAAAAGCAGAGCATTTTTGCTCTGCTGCCACCGATTATCGGTTATAGCTGTAAACAGGATTGCTGTCTTCATTGCCCGTCTTTTTACCGTGGCAATTCTTGCAAAGCGGCTGCCAGTTCCGCTGATCCCACCGAAGCGTCGGATCACCTCTGTGCGGAATGATATGGTCAACCACCCGTGCAGGCACGATCTTGCCCGCCGCCTTACACTTTACGCACAACGGATTCTTGCGCAGGAACAGTTCCCGCTCTCTCCTCCAGCGCGCGTCATATCCGCGTTCCGCGGCAGTCTCACGCGAGTCCCATTTTCTGTGCGCCTCGCAGTACACTTTATCGCTCAGATTCGGACATCCCGGAAACCGGCACGGCCGTTTCGGCTTGTACGGCACACGCATTCACCTCTAATGTATCATCATATAAACAGCAGTTCCCGCTCGTCGTATATGGAGAATCCGCTGTTCTGATTTTTCAGCGCCCGGTCCAGCGCCATGACCAGCGCGACCGCGCCGTCAACGCGCTCGGTGGACTTCTCCTTGTCGATCTTCTGGTTGCCCGCAGGATCAGTCCGGACATATGCGTTGTCCATACACCAGCGCAGCACGGGATGCCCGCCGTGGTTCAGCTTTCTCTCCAGCACAATGCGCATCAGTTCCTTGGTCGGCGGAGACATATCCTTGAACCCCTGTCCAAACGGCACCATTGTGAACCCGTCTCCGTCCAGATTCTGTACCATCATGGTCGCGTTCCATCTGTCGTGCGCGATCTCTCGGATGTTGTACTTTTCTCCAAGTTCAATGATCGTCTGCTCGATAAACCCGTAATGCACGACGTTGCCCTCGGTAGCAAACACATGCCCCTGTTTTTCCCACACATCATACGGTACATGGTCGCGCCGCACGCGCAGCTTTATGCTGTCTTCAGGAATCCAGAAAAACGGCAGCACCTTGTAGGGTTCATCTTCGTCCACAGGCGGAAACACAAGCACCAGTGCTGTCAAGTCGCTCGTGGTCGAAAGGTCCAGCCCCGCGTAGCACGCGCGCCCGCGCAGCTCTTCCGGATCGATGTAATCCGACCCCTCGTCCCACTTGTCCATCTGCATCCATCTGACAGATTGTTTCACCCACTGGTTCAGCCTCAGCTGTCTGAACTGGTTTTCATCCGCCGGCGATTCAAGAGCCTTGCGGTATGCGTCGCGCACCTTTTCGATCGTGATCGTATGGCCGAGCGAAGGATTTGCCTTGTACCAACTCTTTTCGTCCTGCCAGTCATCATCGTCCGAAATGCCGAAGATCACCGGATAGAAACGCGGGTCGATCTTTCTCCCCTCGATGATATCCAGCGCCTTCTGATGCACCGTCCAGCATATGCTGTTGCGGTCTGTCCCTGCGGTGGTCAAGAAAATCCACAGCGGCTGTTTCCGCGCGTCGCCCGAACCCTGCGTCATAACGTCATATAGCGCGCGCGTCGGCTGCGTGTGCAGCTCGTCGAATATACACGCGCTTACGTTCAGTCCGTGCTTTGTTGCAACTTCAGAAGAGAGCACCTGATAAACGCTTCCGGTCGGTTCGTAAACCATGCGCTTTGTCGACGGGATGATTTTAATGCGCTTCATCAGCGCCGGGCTTTGCTTGACCATGTCGACAGCAACGTCAAAAACAATGCCGGCCTGCTGGCGGTCAGCCGCGCAGGAATACACTTCTGCATTCCACTCGTCATCGTTCACCAGCATGTTCAGCGCAAGCGCCGCACCCAACTCACTGTTGTGCGTCGGCACCATAGAAGGCCCGGCGAGATATTGGTGAGACGGGCTATCCACTTGAATGCATCGCATCTGTATCTTTTCCGTCAGAGGTACGATATCTTCCAAATAATGAAAACAGGAACGCGTATTCCCTTTGCGTTCCCGTGCGCGGTCATATTTTCTTTTGAGGCGTGATGTGGGCTGATCTTCAAATGTGGTAAACCGTATCGTGTACAGTGTTTCTCCCGTAGGCTTGTTATAGCGCAGTGACGATCCCTCTGTCATTGCGTTTTTGATCCCAAGGCTCCACAGAAGTTCCCTCACACCTTCGGCAAGTTGTCTCACCGTGCTCGCATAAATGCTCTGCGATTTTTCAACGCTTACACTTCCATCAGAATCCATGAGCCCTTGCAGCAGTGCCCATCGTTGTTTTTTTGAGGCGCGAAGGTACTGGTTCGGTATCTTCTTGTCCCTGTAACTTTCCACGAGAACTTTTTTGAGCTCCGGAACACGCAGCACGACGCTTCCGCCGCCTTGCTGAACATATTCCCCCGTGACCTGATACGGTATATTCTCCTTTACAGCCGAAACATCGCATGTTCTCACGGTGATTTCAGGCTTAACGGAATTCCCATTTCCGAGCCAGAATCCATACAAATATGGAGCAATAGGCAGCTCTTGTTCTTCAGTATCGAGAGCGGCAGCAACCGGTATTCGGATAATCGATCTGCTTTCGTCCGGTTTTCCCGCATTTCGTTGTCTGTGTTTGCACATCATTCGGTACATATCGCCGGTCGTAAGCTGCTTACTTCTGCTCCTGCCGATGATGTATTCTACGTTCCATAAATGCCGTTCGCCAGCGTCTATGTAGCTGCCATCTCTAAATATGATTCTGTAACACTGTTCAGTATCGTCGATCTCGCTCAGCCCTACAACGTGGCAGGCATATCCGTTTTCATCGAAAACTCGATCTCCGACCGCCAATTCGCCCATTTCCTTCCATCCTTCTGGCGTCGGTATAGGCGTGTTAAGTGCAAGCTGTTTCCCTTGCTTCTTCGGAATTTCAATATAGGCAGTCGTGTACTGCCTGATATCAGGGTTTTCATCGCGCACTGTGCCAAACACATCGCTGATGATCTTCTCCTGCCAAGGCAGCAAATCGAAGTATTTCCCGTGGAACTCGCCCTTCGTATGCTTGAGATTGTTGATAAACCGTATCACGCGCTGCGCGCGTCTCTCATCAAATGCCATCTCAGACCGCCTCCGTTACCAGCGCCCCGAAAGCAGCTTTTCCATCGGGTCTTCTTCCTCTTTCCTTCCCTTGGTGTCCATCGCCGCATTGATCCTCGATCGAGAGGCAGGTGTCAGGCCAAATTCATTGGCGAACGACTGCATCATCTTCATATTCTGCATTGCAATGGACACATATGGGGTCTGCTGGATATATCCATTCGGGGTCAAAAACGTCGTGCCAATCTCGGAGATCTTCTCTTCCGCCTGCTTCCAACGCGCATATGCCTGGCAATACCCCTCAAACGCCTTAAGGTCAGCGGTGGTCAAAACGCCCATGCTTTCAAGCGAAGGCGCCAGCCGCTTCCATTCCTTCTTCGCGTCGGGCATGAGCCAAGACGGCGGTTTGATGCTGTCCGCCTTCGGCGGCTTCGGTTCATTGGCATTCAGTTTCTGCTTGCCCGGGTTCCCTTCCAATATTTTCAGCGCCGTTGGTTTCGGCGCAGGGCCTCTCTTTCCCATGTCCTCACTCCCTCTCTGGAGCCACCCCTCCAATCCCAAAAATGAAACAGAGCCCCGCTATCAAGCGAAGCTCTGTTTTTTTGCCGCAAGGATCCCTTGCCTTTTTCTTCATGCTAACTATATCACAGGTTGACCATTGCAAACCATTGCAAACCATTGCATTTTCAAAATTTTCTTTGATTCAAGGCGAAAAACGCACGGTTTTCGCCTGTTTTCCACCGCTTTTCCACAAGGACTGTGTGCAAAACTCCCTCGGAGTTTCTTCTATTATATAGCGCTCCTTTTTTACCATTTCTTTCCCGAAATCCCCACCCCCTTCAAAACCCTCGGCGATTCGCGCGAGAC